TTAACCTTTTTTGCCCTTAAATTTCACGACCTTACCATTAGCCCCGAAGGTGTCGGGGCTACTCTGGGGCTTGTCCCAAAATTCCTTCAAGGTGTCCGTCCGAAGGTGGGCATACCGGGCCGTAGATCGTGCGTCCTTATGACCCAGAAACGCCTGGATTACCTTGGGGTGGACTCCGGCGTTGATGGCCTGGGACGCTCCCGAGTGCCGAGTCCCCTGGTAGCAGGTTACGTCGATGCCGGCCGCCAGGGTCGCCCGGCACCATGTTTTGTAAATCAGCTTGTGGTTCAAGGGCCTCCCCCGGAAAGTAAAGACGAAACCGTTTATATCCCGTGAGAGGGCTTCCAGGGCCTGACGCACTTCCACATGAAGGGGGAGCTTCCGGCAATCCCGTTCCTTGGTGTGCGGCCGGTAAACTTCCTCGTCCATGGCGGCCCGGATAGTAACTTGGTCCCGACGAAAGTCTATGTCCTCCCATCTCAGGGCCCGGGCCTCCCCGGGGCGGGTTGCCTGGTGGAAGGAAAAGATGAAGAAGGCTCGGCGCACGGGGTCAACGATGTGCTCCAGCACCTTCACCTGGTCCTCTTCGTCCAGCCAACGAATATCGGGGTCGCCAATCTCCACCTTGGGGAAGAAAGGTACGCGCTCGATGTCCCGGCGCCGATAGGCATCTTGTAGCACCTTCCGGAGCAACCCCAGGATGTTCGCTACCGTCTTCGTTGCCAAGAAAACCGGCAACTGGTCCCGGAAATCCTCGATCATCCCTTCGTTCATTTCCCGGATATTGACGGTACCGAAATAGGGGGTCAGGTGATTCACGGTATAAGACTTCACCGACCGCAGGTATCCCCGGGACAGGTGGCCGCGGTCGATTTCTTTCTGCCGCCGCTCAAACCATGCCTTTATGTAGTTCTCGAACTGATAAGCCTTGAGATCCCGCTTAACATAATTTCGAGGGTCAAAGGTGAACTTCCCTTTGCTCTTCCTTTCCCGGTCAACCTCGTAACGGATGTGGGCCAGGAAGCGGCTGGCCTGCTCCCATGAGGCCAGGGGGTATCCGTCTTGATCCGAATAGAGCTTGTGCTGCCTCTTCCAGTAAAGATCAAGATAGTACCGGGTGGGCGGAATTTTGCAGACGGGACAGCGTAGAGGTTCCCCTTCGAACCTCCCTTGGCAACTGGGGCATTTCTCCTTGGTGCGGATTTTCCCGACCATGGAAAGATTATAGTCAGAAGCGTATGGCTTAGTCAACACGCTTTTATGGATTCCTTCATGTCGCCTCCCCGCAATGCGGACAGACCTTCTGCTTCGCCGCTGTTTTCTCTTTCGCCTTCTCGGCATGGTATCGGAACCGACAGGGCTCGGAGAAGAACCGTTGACCGCGGCGCGTTGGGGTGAAGGTTTCACCGCACCCGCAGTCGCAAGGTTTCTCAGGAAGATTTAGCGTCTTAGTCACCCGTTAAATACCTCTTAGAAAAGCGTGTACACGCTTCTGTGGGGCGATTGGGGTTCCGGCCAGAGGTTAGGGTGTCCGGGCATAGAGGCGTAGGTTTCAAGGCTAAACCACCAGCGCCTTCATGCCGGTTATAATGTCCCTCACCTGCTCCAGTTTGTCGCAGTCCCGGGCAAGGTCGAGTAACTTTGCCAGAAGGGGTTGAACCTGGTCCTGTATTGTTTCCAGAGCATCAATGGTTTTGTCCAAGATGCCACGTAACTCTTTTAGGTCCATGTTTTTAAGGGGAGGTATGGGTGCCACAGGCAATGCAGCGGGAACCCGGGGCAGGGTGTTTGGTCCCTGATACTTTTTCCCCGGTTTATAAAAAAATGTACCTCTGACAGTATCATTCGGCCTTTTCAAATTTCTTAGCAAATATTCCTGTCTACTGAGTTGAACCATAGATGCCCTTACATTGCCTACGGAGCATTGTTCTTTAAAAAAATTTTCCCATACTTGAGCAGCAGTTACCCCTTCCGGATAATCTTGCGCTAATAATTCAACAGCATCGCATAGTTCCCTGTAGGTTAATTTTGCCATTGGCTACCTCGTTTAAGATAGGGATGCCCCCGAGTCACGCCCGGGGGCTTCACGCCTGTCATTGGCTTGGGCCCGTCATGCCGAGAGGCCGGTTATTCCCTCGGACCCTGGACCTTGCGCTTGCGGTGCTGGGCGGCTGGACGCAAGACAGTCAACGGTTGACGACCAAAGGAGGCCGCGGAGGATAGGAGCCGGCCGGTGGGTTATCATTCTGGACTTTCATCGTCCGAGTCGTTCCGCTGGGGGATTTTCCGTCCCAACATGAGGGTCATGTCCTCAATTTCCTTGGCGCTGTATGGGACCCCGACGATATTCTTCGGGTTGGCCTCGTACAGTTCCTTATCGCAGAAGACAAACCAGGATTTCTTGTAGATCAGGACCCGACTATCGGCCATCACCGGGCCGTAAACCATCCGGTAGGCCTGCATGTAATCCGCGATGAGTCGCTTGATCTCCTGGTGAGTGAGAGTCTTACTCTTGCTCATCATGCCCCCTGTTCTTTAAGGAATAGCTCAGTCTGCGCCAGGAGGCGCATCAATACCGGCTGCTCAATGAGGTTGCCGCCGCTGCGCTTGAACTGGTGCAGGGCCGTATTGAGGTTGATGGCCGCCATGTGAATGTCCTCGACAATCCGCTCTTGGGTTACGTTCGGTTGGACGAACTCAGTTTCGGTCATGGCCTCACCCTCTGGCGGTAAGCCCGCTTGAGCACTTGATAATCCCGTCTCGCCTGGTCAGCCACGCAACAGCTATGCAGACATTTCGGCATGGTCGTAGAGAGGCTCCGGCTGGCGACGAATTTTTTCACGGGGCCCGGGTGGGTACCCTTGCCATAGACCTGGCGCCGAAGACGCTTACAAACGATGGCTCTCATTTGCTCCCCCAGGAAACCGGTTTAATTTCCCCGTTCTCCAACCACCAACTCTGCGCCCGGGGGTCGTCTGTCCAGGCCGCAGCCATATCTTGAGTGGCAAATACCAGGATCTGGTCGAAATCGGACAGGTGGTATAAGAGGAAATTGACCAATTCCGTCTGGTGGATACCATCCAGGATGTCCGCCTCGTCGATAAGAAGAATGCGGGCCCCCGTCAACCTGGCCAAGGCATACTGAAAGGCGATCCCGACCCGGTACTTGGCCGATTTCGACAGGGTGATGTAAGGTGAGTTCTGGAGGACGATGCCCAATTCCCCTGTTAGATGCAGATAGCGACCCGGAAAGAAGTAGGTAGCGGCTTCTTCCAGGAGCTCATTGATGCCGTCCAGTGCCTCAGCGATCATCTGGGAGGGGATGCCGTCCGGCGCCAGGGCTTTTTGCAGGGCGTCGTAGATGATGACTTCCTGCTCGGCTACCGCCAGCTTGTCCAAGGTGTCTTGATACTGCGTCTGGAGGACGTTGAAATTGGCGATGGCGATACGGAAGGCCTGGCCGCGATCAATGCGGCGTTGGCGAGTGAGGATCGCGGCGTCATAGTCGGTACCGACGGCTTCTGATTCAGTTGAGAGGCGAGCCAGTTCCTCTTCCAAGTTCTTCTTTTTCTCCACCGCGGCACGATAACTTTCGGCCCGACCGGAAGCATCTATCAAAGCACGGGTAAGTTCCCCACTTTTCTGCATGTAGCCTTTCTGGTTTGCCGTCAAGGCTTCGATCACCCCGACCTCTGGCGGTTCGGCTCCGACCTTCTGGCCCGCTTTAGGACAAGGAATTTGCTCAAGGGTGATTGCTGGACAGGTGGCCGGAAAAGTTTGGTTCTTCACCGCGGCCTGTTCGATTTGCGCGGTATTTCTCTCGATGTACTCTTTCACCACCTCCAACTCTTCCTGCAGCTTGGTGATCTCATCGGGGGCCGGGGCTTCCGGGGTACCAATTTTTTCTAACTGGTTTTGGATGGTTGCCAACCGTTTAATCCGGGCTTCTCCTGCCCCCTTCTGCCGCAGTAGGTCGTCCTTTTCCTTCTGCAGGTCCTTTAAGGTGGCCTCGATGGCAGACAGGTTCAAGGTGGGGATGTCGAACTCCTGGCCGTCGATGGTGATGATCTTCTCCGGCTCCGTGGCGTCCTTGTAGGTGTCCCGGACCCGCTTGGCCTCCCGGCGTTTGATGACACATTCCTTCTCGGCTCCGGGGAACCCGTGGCTGGCGGCCATCTTGGCGGTGGACCGGACGATGGGAGCAACCCGGTTATCTGCGGTTTCGTCCGTGGTGTTCTCGGCAATGGCGGTGATGGCCGGCCAACAGGCGAGGCGATCAAAGACGCCCTGCTCCGTCGGATGGAGCCCCGGGATCACCTTGAACAGCAATTCCCGACGCTGGTCCTCGGGCCATGACAGAAAGGTGTACGGGTCAAACAGGATCGCCGGAGATAACCCGATGTCGGGAATGGCGCCCATGACGGCCGCCGCGGTTTTCAGCGTCTTGCGCCGAGTGAAGGCTGCCACCTGGTCGAAGGTCTGATGCTTTACTTCATAAGCAAGGGTAACCTCCGCCGCCTTAGCGCCTTCCCGGATGAGAGCCGCTTGGTCGCCATGAGTCTTGAGCCCCCGGGCCTGGCCGGTGAACCCCCAGAGCAGGGCGTCCCGAATGGAGGACTTACCGGCCTCATTTTGGCCAGCGATGAAGTTGAGAGGTTTGGTAAATTCTATTTCCAGCTTGGCGATGGCCATGAACTCAGTGATAGACAGACCTTTGAGCATTATTCCCCCTTGATTAATTCAGTCAGACGGGTAATCCGCCTAACATTCCCGACTCGTCCGACCGCAGCTTCCAGGGCATGCCATTCGCCCACGGTGATACAAATGTCCTGGGCCCGGCTGATGGCGGTGTAAACGATCTCCCGGTTAAAGAATTTGCCAAAACAGGAATGAACCGGCAGGATGATAACTTTCGATTCTGACCCCTGCATTTTGTGGATCGTCACACAGTAGGCCAGTTGCAGGTGGTGGGCTTTCCTCTTAATTCTCACCAGGCGATCAGGATAAAGGAAAAGCACCGTGATTTCGGCATCATTAATATCCTTCACTTCGCCCAGGTCACCGTTGACGACAAACTCATCGCTGATTTCCTCGTTCTTCCTCTGAATTACCTTGTCGCCAATCCGAAAAGGAATCCCTGGGACTGGCGGGTGAATGTTCAAGGCCCCTTGAAGTAAGACATTTATGTCCAGGCAGGAAAGAGCAGTATGTTCATTCGTCGGAGAGAGGACTTGAACATCCCATACGGGGTCATAACCGCGCATGGGTAGTCGCTTAGTCACCAGGTCCCGGATAATCTCCTGAACTCCTGGAGGATCATCATCATTGCTCCGAAAAGGGTCTGAGACTTCGATATGACGAAAATTGAGCCCGCTTTCCAGATCCAGGTGAGATGAAGGAATCGCCGGTCGGCCGTCCTTAATAGCATGACAGGCTTGTACGATGTCCCCGGTGTTCCTCTTGATCTCGGTCAATTCATAAGAAGGAACGCCGGCCGCCAGGAGATCCCGGAGGACCGCCCCGGGACCGACGCTGGGTAACTGGTAATGGTCACCCACGATCAACACCCTGGTCCCCCTGGCCACGGCCCGAAACAGGCTGGCGGCTAAGGATATGTCCACCATCGAGAACTCGTCCACCACCAAGAGGTCGGCAGGTATAGGGGAACCGATGCCCCGAGTGAACCCGAAGTAGAGCTCTCCCTTAAAGATGCGAGGCTCCGGGCCCAAGAGGCGGTGAATAGTCATAGCTGGCATGTCGATCATTTCACTCATACGCTTGGCGGCTTTGCCGGTGGGCGCCGCCAGGGCGATGAGCTTGTTCCATGTGGTGAACTGTTCGATGATGCGCCGCAGGGTATAGGTTTTTCCGGTCCCCGGCGCCCCGGTGAGGATGAAAACGGGGTAGGCCAGGCATAACCGGAAGGCTTCCTGTTGGTCCGGCGCCAACCCCTTGAGGTCTACGGAGATAGATTCACTCAGGTCCTCGCCCTTGATGAGCATCTGATGAATGAACCCGGCTACGTCCCGCTCATCATTTGCCAGTTTCGCCAGGGCGACCATAGTATTCCGTACCTGGATTTTCTCATACTCAATCAGTTTCACCCGGACATCTGGACCAGGGGGAAACCCAATGAGTTCCTGGACTTCCTTAACGAATCTCTCACCCGGAAGCCATGTGTGGCCCGCGCCTTCGGCAGCTTCTTGCAGGGCGTGAAGAGAAGCGGCCATGCGTCTTTCCATGCCGTCCCGGTCGTACCCGACGGCAGGCGAAACGGCCACCCGGTCGGCCAAGGTGAATCCGATGCCCCGGACATCCATTAAGGTGCTGTACGGGGTCTGGCGCACCCGGGCGGGAGCTTCGCTGTGATGTGTCTCTATCAGGGTAGTGATGGTATGTTTCGGGAGGTGAAGCCCCCCAAGCATTGACTCAAGTTCTACCGCCGCCGATTCCCGGTCTTCGTTGGCCAGCAAATTGCGAGAGATTTCTTCGGCCCGGTCCAGGGTGAGCCCTTTGATGTCATTAGCGGCGCGTTGTGGGTCTTGTTTGAGGATGGTCAGAGCATCATCACCGAAAGCCTGAACAATGCGGCGCCCGACGATAGGACCCACCCATTTAGCGACGCGGACGAGGTAACGGTACACCCCCTCAGCGTCCCGTGGAGTTTCCGTAGCGTACCGGGAGAAAGTGAACTGCCGTCCCCACCGTGGATCATTGCCCCAATCACCAGCCAGGCGATATTCCTGCCCTATGATGGGTTCGAGCATATTCCCCTTGACGGTTTCCCCGGAATCCAACTGCCCGATGAGGAAACCGTTTTTGGAGAATCTGATGTCTGCTAAAGTGCCAGTGATCGTGTCCATGAGGCCTTTTTAGATGTCCTGATAGGCGTCTTTTGCCGCGCCAGCGCCGGAAGTGGCTGCGCCGGTCTGGGCAGCGCCGACTTTGGGTTCCAAGGACGGGTCACGGTAGCTTTTGAAGGTGTTCAGCCCGACGCCGGTCTTCATCTGTTTGGTGGTTTTGTCCTGGTAGGTGTTCTCTTCGATGGCGATGATGACCTTCATGCCTTCCAGGAGTTTAAAGTTGATCGTTTCGGTGTCTTTGCTCTCCCGAGAGATCAACCCCGTCCGCTTGGCGACCAGGAGGCGTTTGGTCTTCATCCACTCTTCTTCCTTTTCATGGTAGAAGGGGATGCGGTCATAGGCGGTTTTGCCTTTGTCGGGTCCTTCGAGGATGGTGAAGAGCACGACGGCTTGAACACCGGTGAAATTGGGCCAATCCTTCTTTTGGGCTTTGACCTTCTTGATCTGGGCCAGGTGCTCACCGATGGAAGCGGAGCCGCCAGTCTCAATGTCGTCGTATTTCAACCCACCGATCCCCGGAGTGGTAACTAACTGACTGTCATCCAGATAATCGTCTGCCATGTACTTGTTATCTCCTTGAAATTAAAGTTATGGGCTTAGAAAGGCACCCGGTCATTTTCCAGATACTTGATGAAATCATTGGCCTGGTCATGGGTGAGATCCCGGGCGCTGGTCACGTTATATTTCGCGATCTCCTTATCCCATTCCGGCTTCTGGATCAGAAATTTCCCCTTGAGTTCCACCAGGTCATCCAACTGTTTTGTGGTGATTTCTACGGGGGTGCCGGCGGGCGGAGCAATCTCAGCGGGGTGTTGAGTTTCTGCACCGACGGTTACCGCAGCAGAAACCTTCGCAGCAAGGGTTTTATCTACGTCGCCTGCGGCAATAACTTTCCCCGGCTGAATGGTGGGCAGTTCCTCTCCCGCGGGGGCTGGGGGTGCTTCCCGAAGGGTCGTCTCTGTCACCGGGTCTATCACCGCGTGGGCTGCCGTCTTGAAACGCTGCACCACGGCATATTGGCAGAAGACTTCATAGAAGGTGGATTTGCCCGCAGGGGTGATTTCGAACTCGGAACGTGCCGGGAAGAGTTTCCCACCTGCCGGGACCCGTTGTTTCCCCATGATTTCGGCATACCGTTTGCCGTCATCGTCTTGCACGAACTTGAAAAGATAATCAAATTCGTAAACCAGGTTTTCATCGCCGGCAAAGGTTTCACCGATCACCTTCATAAAATCGGTTCCGCCCGTTGCCCCGGCATATTGGGTTTTCATCCGGGCGATGATGATCACATTCAAATCCATGGCAAGAAGGCGGCGAATGAAAGCGTTTTTCTCTCTCTTGGGATGGATGTAGTCATTGGGCTGGTTACTGTAGTATTCGAGATGATGGCCTTTGCCGCCGACCTGGCGCTTGAGGAACAGGTTGTTCCATTTAAAATCCACCTGGTTGTTGTAGGTGGTGATGTCGTCGATGACCACGGTAAGACGGTCACCTGGGTCAATCAATAATCGCTTAACAGCATCGGTGGTCAGATCAACCGTGGCCACCTGCCCTTCTTTGGGGAAGTACAGGTGGTCCGGATAGGCTGTCTGGTAATTCTCAACGCTGCCATGATTGTCGATGTAGGCGCACATGGGGAACCCCATGGCGCTTAAAGATTTGCCGGTCCCGGATTTGCCACAGATCAAGATCTTATTGCGCCTACCCGGTGGCCTGGCTGGGCCGAACAGTTGAATCATGCGTCCTCCTTTGTCACAATTGATGTCATCCGGCCCGGGAGGCCCCGGGGGTGGGGCATCGCACGGTATCTCGATGTGCAAGATGAACTTTTCCTTGGGGCTGCGCCGTAAGGGTTGAGGGATAAGAACCGCCCAGAGCTTGGCGCCGGCCGGTAGGGAGTATGGCAAGGTGATCCATCCGGAGAAGGTTTGCCCTTCGTCTGGGTTGCGCCAGAGACTCCCTACCTCAGTAGCGACAGCCATTAAGCAATTACAGGAATCTTCTGGTCCAGTGCCCCCATGGCCGCGTCCAGGTAGGCCTTAATGGATTTGATGGCCTCCAACCGCCACAGGCCGCCGTCGGCCTCGTGCAGGGAAAGCATCGGCCCCTGGCGCAACCGGAAGACGCAGGAGATAGCCGGTTGCTCAACTTCCATGAAGGTCCGGTAGGGCCGGAGGGTTACCGGGTTGGGAACTTTAACCTCTGTGACCAGGGCGACTCCGGCCCGGGCGGTCACGGTTTGGGAAATCCCGTCATCTCCGGAGGTTTTTACTGCCTCTTCTTTAATGGAGGAAACCAGAGCCAGGAGTTTGGCGGTGGTCTCGTCCGGCACGAACATGGCCTGCAGGGCGATGATGAAGGATTCCGGGTCGAGCCACTGGCCGAAGGGATAACCGCGGTTTTCCGGCGGGGTGGCCACCAGAAGGGTTTTACGCTGGCAAAAGGCCCCGACGAGAGCGGACTTCAACTCGACCTCATTGTGGGAACAGATTTGGAAAAAGGGATCTTCACCGTCCAAATCATGGAGGATGTCTTTGTCCGCTTCGATGTAATCCACCAGGCCGGTGAGGGTGTGAATGTGCATAGACCCCGGGGTGGGTTCCATAACCTCATAGAGTTTTTGGGTAGTGTATTCCCGGCCATCAATGGTTACTTGAATAGGCCGGGCCTGGTCCCTAATCCACTGGAGAGCATCCTTAATCATGATTGTGCCCCCCTCTCCGCCATGACCGTCACGTTGGCCGGAGTCTCGAAGAGCTTCGCCTGCTTGGGGTTGTGTTCGGTGGCCACGGTCCTGCCCAGGTGGCGCCCGATGAAGATGTTGGTGGGGAAGGGTTTGACCGGGGCCAGCTTGGACACACAGGAGATTTCCACATCCCCATAATCCCGATCTTCACCTGGCTTGATTTTGACTTTGAGGGTGACTTCCCTCATGGCGGTGGGTTTGGTGTTCTCGTCCGAGATGTTCTCCAGGACACGCTGCAGTTCGAGGTTGAAAAGTTCGGTTGCAGCACCGGAACCAAGATTCTCTAAAGAGACATGCTCCTTTTCTTGGGTCATACGCTACCTCTCTCATTTATAACTGTTCGCCCCAGCCGCTTCTCCCGCGAGGGAATAGGCTTGGAACTTCCTCTGCCAGGGTCATAACCGGGGGTACGCCCCTGGGTGCGATACCCAGGATTGACCGAATTGGCTCGTCCGACAAAGGCAAAACAACTGTCAATATATATGGTCAAATTGACCGTATTGTCAAGACAAAAAAAGAGGGCTCTAAGAGCCCCCCTAAGTAGACACTTCTTTAATTATTTTAGGCGGATATCGACGATTAAGTCACAGGCCCGGATGCGATTTCGAGGGAAAACAATATCCGGAACGGAAGGATTTAGGCTTTTCAAGGTTATCAATTGGTCACTCGTAAAATGAATACGACAGACATGAGCTTTGCCCTGGTCGTCGGGGCATATTACGAGGTCCTCATGTTCAATAAGATCAGACGACCCTTTCTCCGCCACAAACTTTGTGCCCTGCTTAAAAGCTGGCATCATGCTGCGGTCAGACAGTTCAAATGCGTATAATCCTTCCATACCCCCCAACATGCCACCCCCCTTTAATTCAATGGATCCTTGACCTTCATTAAGAACCTCTGGGTAATCGGGTGGGTTTAGGGCGGAAACAGTAGCCATAATTGGAACCCGGATCGCTCCCCCAACCAAGTCTTCAATGGGGACTTGGAATAATTCGCTAACTGCAAGTAGATGTTTAAAACTCCAGCTTCTCTCGCCATTTAGGACCCGGTAGATATTCTCTAAGCCGATTTTCTGGCCCAATCTCCTAGTACTCAGCCCGGCTTTCTTCATCAAAGCTCGAACCTTTGCGCTGATTCGCCTTTCAACCTCAGACGCTTGGTTTTTGACAGCATCTATCATAGTGCTGTCAAAAATAATCCGAATTGACCAATTAGTCAAGAGATTTTTTTTGCATATTTAGTGAAAAATATAGAGAAAATCAAGCTAATTGCAATTTTGGTGCAATTTGTAATGAGTAAATAAAACAATTTGACCACGAAGTAAACCATTTTTTAGTCAAATTGAATATTAAAACCGACAGCACATTTGGCTTGACAATTTAGTCAAATTGACCTAATTTGCGGTTATGAGTTCACAAAATAAACCCTTACCTGTACCGATTCCCTCTGATCTGGCCGACAAATTAGGGGTAACCCGCAGTTTTCTTAGTCATGTCAACGCCGGCCGCAAATCCTTCTCGATCCTTAAAGCCGTTAAGGTGATGAATCTGTCTCTGTCGGACGACCGGCTGACAGGTATCCATTTTATTGACCTACGGCCCGACTTGACCCCCACTGCCAAATGGATCTGCGCTCCCCGCACCAAGAAACCGAGGAAGATGCCCCGTGTCAAATAACGAAAGCTACGAGCTCCATCCGGGTGATGCCCTGGAGAAGGCCATAGAGGCCTGCCATTGGAGGCGGGTACGGGGTGGAGAACCCCGGCTATGGGAACTGTGTCAATCTCGCATCCTCGTTGACCACATCGGTATTTTCATCTATCGGAAGATCGGCGGAAGCTGGGTAAGAATCGCCGGTTTGTCCCATAACCGCATCCGTCACCTGCCTGATCGTCTTATTAAATTTAATGACTTCACCATGAACCTGATGACGGGTCAGTAAGGGATTCCCTAATTCTGCATTAGGATTTCCCTATTAAGGAAGCCGGAAAAATGGACTGCAATTGCGATTCATGTCTCTCCAAGAGGGAGAGACCCCTGCTCTGGTGGTTCCTGTTCTCGGTTGACGCCTTCCTGATTGGCGGCTTGGGGGCCGCGGTCTGGTGGGCACTCACATGATTGCCAACGGCCGAGAGGTGAAGGAGCCTGTGGAACAACCCAAGGACCTCTGCGATCCATGTACCCGGCTCAAATTGGACGATCTCACCCTTAAAGAAAAACAAGCGCTTCTCCAGGCCGGGAAGATTGCTATGGCGTTGATGGAGATCAAATAGTGCCCCTGTGCATCATCCAGGACACCCGGGAACAAGCCCCATATACCTTTGCCTGCATCACCCCGCCGCCTCTGGTGGAGGTGACTACCTTGGCCAGCGGGGACTATTCTCTCCGAGGCTTTGAGAATCAAGTAGCCATCGAACGTAAGAGTTTAGCGGATCTCTTTGGCACCGTCGGCCAAGGTCGGGATAGGTTTGAACGAGAATTGGAACGGCTTTCGCATTTTCGATTTGCTGCGGTAGTAATTGAAGCTGGTTTTGAGACTATCCGCCAGCGGCCGCCAGTCCGATCCCGATTGAAACCCAAGACGGTATTCCGGAGCATGATAGCCTGGATGATTCGATACGGAGTTCATTTTGAACGATGCCCTAATCGGGCTGCAGCGGAAGTGTGGACCTACCTTTTGCTTGAACGGTGCTGGAACGATTTGCAAACCGGAAAAATAAAATTATGAGCAACAATCCTCAGCGCGATGAAATCCTCCGACGCCTCGACCTCCAGGCTGAGTTCGTCAAGTACGGTGGCCGGGTCCCTTCCAATGCAGTACCGTCTCCTGATGGGTGGCTGCCTGTTCATTCCATCGACCGAACCGATGATCATCCCTCCGCGGCCCTCAACGTAGGCAACGACCCGAATAAGCGAGGCATCTACGTTGACCATGCTCCGACCGGGAAAGGCGCTATGTCATTTATTGACGTGATCGCCCGGATGCCCGGTTCCCCTTGGATGATGGGCAATGAGGTCTACAAGGCCTTCGCCGCGCAGACCGGGGTGGACAACGGGGACGGAAAGGTCAAAACGCCGAAGGAACCACCGACCCTGGGCGACGTGGAGGGATTCCAAAAAAACTTTGCACCTGAGACCAAGGATTTTCTCAGGGATAAACGGGGCCTGACAGAAGAGAGCTTGGCCAAGTACCGGGTGGGCTGGTGCCTCAAGCGACAGCGCAACGCCTTCCCCGTATTCGATGAGACCGGGGCCCTCGTCAACATCCGCTTCCACAATTCCAAGAAGGATCCCAAGACCCTGAATTGGGCGGGCTACGGGGGGGCGCGATTGTGGGGCCTGGAGCGCCTAGCCAAGGCCGCCCCGGGGATCACCGTTTTACTCACCGAGGGCGAGTTCGATGCCATGCTGGTGGAACAGGAGACCGGATTCCTGGCTGTCTCCGGCACCAACGGCGCCAAGAGCTTCCAGGATAATTGGGTTAAGGATTTCCACGGCTTCCACGTCGTTGTGCTCTATGATAGCGACCAGGCGGGGCGAGAAGCGGTGCAGTCCCTGGTGCTGCCAAAATTCAAACCGGCGGTCCTGGCCGGCGATGTGCTTTCCGTCAAGGTGGTCTGGCTTTACGACAAGCCCGATAAGGGCCACAAGGATTTCACCGACTGGATCATCAAGGACGGAGGCTCAGGCGTCAAACTGAAAGATTTAATTAACCAGGCGGCGCCCCACACCTTCCCCACGCCCATCAGTCACCTTGAAACTCCCATCGTTATCCCCAGCTTTGAATTGATCGACCGGGCCAAGTATGCCGGCCACCGAGTCACCGTGCCCATCCAAATCTTCGGAGAAAATACGGTCGCCTACCATGCCCCCAAAAAATTTACCGTCGCCTCCTGTCCATTGAAACGGGATAACAAATGCACCGGGCGGGCGAGTGCCCCCGGGGCCTGCATGGCAGAAGTAATAGTGCCCCTGGGGGAGCGGGTGTTGATCGCCGGGGTCAGGGCTACGGACGCCCAGCTAATGAAGAACCTGCGGGCCTATATCTGTGACAGAGATCGGTCACCATCTCTGACGCTTAAGGATGAGGACAAAATCACCATCCGGGAGGTTTTCGCCCATCAGGTGGTTGGCGCCATGGCGGCCGAGCGCATCGAGTTGGTGGAAAAACCTGTCTATGTCATTGGCGGCGGCCTGGTGGAGATCGGCAAGTACCAGGCCACCGGCCGGGTGGTGACCGCCTATCGGGATCAGCAGCCGACCATGTTGATAGATACCATCGAGCGCCTGGAAGAGGATTACCAGGGGTTCTCAGTGGAAAAATATCGGCAGTCCCTGGAAAAGCTCCGTGGAATGAACCCAAGGGAAATCGCAGACGACCTGGCCGTCCATGTCACCCGGATTTACGAGCGCCCGGACCTGCACCTGGGGGTCCTTATGGTGTTGTGTTCCCCCCTGGGGTTCGATTTCCCGGGGGAAGGCCAGATCAGGGGGTGGCTCACTGCGATCATCGTGGGGGATACCGGCACCGGCAAGACGACGGTGAGTGAGGGGTTCTTTAACTTCGCCCGGATCGGCAGCCGGGTGAGCGGCATGACGGCCAGCCGGACAGGAATAACCTACGGATGTGAACACGATGAACGCCGCGGGTGGCGCATCAAGGCCGGCGTTCTGCTCAAGATGAACCGGCAGGCTCTCATCGTGGACGAAGCTCAGGACATCGCCCAAGAAGAATTGAAGACCATGGCCGAGGGCATAGATACCGGCCTGTTGCGCATCGACAAAATCCAGAACAAAACTTTCGAGTGCCGGACCCGGGTGATCTTCGGTTGCAATCCCAAACACCCCAAGCAGGCCTCAGAGCAACGTACCATGGACAGTTTCCGGTACGGGGCCGAAGCGATCAAGGGCATCTTCCCTGGGATGATGATCAGGCGCATCGACTTCGCTATGTTCGCCGCCACCTGGGACATCGAGGATAAGGAGAAGATTTATTTCCCTGAGATCTCGGACACCCCGCAACAGGTGACGGATGAGGACCTGCGGGCCCTGATATTCTTCGCCTGGAACTTGAAGCCGGAGCAGATCGTCATTGATGCTGGAACCGCTCACTATATCCGGAAGATAGCCAAATATCTGAGTGACAAGTTCGGCGGATCCGACGACCTCCCCATCGTTTACTCTGAGGATTTCCGGAAAACCATGGCGAGGCTGTCAGTCGCCACGGCCATCATTGACCTATCCACGACTGATGATTTCTCCCAGGTAATTGTCAACTCAGGCCATGTAGCCGAAGCCTGTGAATTGCTGGAGCGAATTTATGAAGCCCGAAACTGTAAGCTGGACCGATATGCTGAGAGCTATCGGCTGACTCACGGCATTGATGGAATTGGGAAGATCGTGGAGCAGATAGACGCCAAATTGGCGGACACTTTTTCTGATGCACGGGTGCGGTTTCACCACATCATGTATGAACTTTTGAACTGCCCCGACACTGCTCGGATAAGGAAAACTGATCTGGTCGACGAATTTAGTATCAACGCCAGGACCGTCCAAGAGGATATGCAGTTTTTTCGGGAAAACCACCTGATCGACCCTAACGTCCAAAAAGGGTACAAGCCGGAGCCGCGGTTTTTTCAGGTGTGGGATTATCTGGAACGATTGAATCACGAAAAATATTGCTTCGATACCCCTTGGCAGAAAATTTACTCGCTGAATCCAAAGAAGTAGGTTTTCATTTTTTTTATTAGGTGGCTTAGATAGAAATGCGACCCTTAACCCTTTATCAACTCTACTCCCAAAGAAATCTTTCAACTTTTTTATTGGGTGTGGTAGATAGAAACGGAATCTTTCACATGAGTTACAAGCCAATCTCTACCTTGTTTTCAATGTTCATGCGGGTTTTCAGACTTTTTTACCCCAAAAACACCCTCAAATTTCTATCTACGGGTATTCAATATATAAAGAGCTTTTCGAGATTCTTTGCGAGGCATTTTTAAAACCTTGGGGCCCCGCATCAGGCAACGGTAGTAAGAAACCAAAAATTTCAACTGAGGGGGTGTAGATAGAAATCGAAAGGCCCAAAAAACCCGGAAAAGCAGGCCAGTTGTGGATAAGATACCATCTCTACCGTCTTCCACCTAAAATCACAAAGGAGACATCACATGAGCATGACGAAACCGGAACTCATCAAGATCATTGCGAACAGCGCAAAAATCACCCTGAAAGCGGCGGAACAGGCCGTAAACACCTTAACCGACCTCCTGGTGGATGAAGTCAAGACCGAGGGCCGGTTTGCCCTGGCCGGCGTCGGGGTCTTCGCCCTGGTAGAGAGGGCAGCCAAGGATGGCCGGAACCCCAAAACCGGGGAACCCATCAAGATCGCTGAGAAGAAGGCTGTCAAATTTAAGGCAGCGGCCAGTTTTAAAGAGGCGGTGAACGAATAAGCCTCCCCTCTTACCCGCCCCTATCCCCTGGACGGGAGCGGTTAAGCCTCACAGAAGCGTGTACACGCTTTTTTATGGGGTATCTGAGGGCAGGCAAAAGGCAAAAAAAGGGGGCCTGGGATATGATCCCGGGCCCCTCAGTTTTCAGGTAGATTTTTGCGCCACATGATTTGCAGCCTCAAGGCACTCCAACAGCTTCACCACGGTCTTCGGTACCGGCCGGCGGCCAAGCTCCCAATGAGAGACAGCCCCATGAGAAACTCCCAGGGCGTCGGCCGCGTGGTAGATGGAGGACCATAGAGCCTTGCGGCGACGTTTAAATTCCTCGGCGATCATAGGTTACCTCTCAGATTTTTCATAGCATCTTCCAATTCAGAATCGACCAGGTGCAAATATACCTGAGTCGTAGATATGTTCGAGTGCCCCAGGGCCTTACTCACCAGGAAAAGATTCTTGGTATCCCTGAGCAGGTCCGTGGCGAAGCTATGCCGGAGAGTATGCGGGTGAATCCGCTTGGCGATCCCCGCCTGGTCCGCCAGCCGGGCTATCAGTTTGCGCAGCCACCGGCCACATATTTTCTTCTTGCCGGTCAAGTCGGTGAAGAAGTAGTTCGCCGGCGGAAAATTTGCGCCACATGAGAGCATAGCGCCCTTGAGATCCAGCCACGTCAACAGAGCTCCCCGGGATGAGCCGTTGAACCACAAGCCCCGGTCCTTCTTCCCCTTCCCCTGGCGCACCCATAACCTGCCGGTGGCAAGGTCCAGGTCCCGGTGACGCAGGTTGATAGCTTCGGACGCTCTGAGCCCGGTATCCAGCATCAAGCGCACTATGGCCAGGTTGCGGACGTGCCGGGGGGAGTCAGCAGATTCCAGCCCCCCCAGCATCCGGGCCTGTTCCTTCGGGGTCAAAACCTCGGGAATCTTCCGGCCTTTTCTCTGCATGGTCATCCTCCAGGTACGGCGGGAGCCGTAGCCCCCGCCCCGGTTGATTTTACCCCTTGCCCCATACCATCAGGGCCAGCGCCATCGCCCATAATACCACGGTTTTAGTGGTTTTCATGCTTGCCCTCCTCGATTTTCCTGAGCCGCCGCGCCGGGATGGTCCCGCGGGCCCCGGTCGAGTATTCGATGAGATAACTCGGGTTCTGCTTCCAGTAGTCCGGCCCGGTGTAACCATGCCACAGGTGGCCGCAGACGTGGCAAGGGGTCATCTTGTCCACCATTTTTTCGATGATGGTGACAGGGGTGTCGGGGTAGCAACCCGGCCCCGTATGTTCCAAAAGTACCGTTTCCCCAGGGGAAAACTCCTGATTATCGGTTGTCATGTGGTTATGCCTCCTTCACATAGTCTGATAACGGCGAGTAAGCGGGGAAGTTAAAATCCAAAAAGTCCCGAATGTTTTCTTCGGGTCCCTCTTCGGTGTCGGTCCTGTCCAATATCTCCCGGATCGCCTTCACGCTGACCACTTCGTCGCCGTCATCGTCCAAGTCAATATTGAGTTCCAGAGCGGCCTTGTCGCCCTGTGCCGGACGGTAAACCAAGCGCACCGGCGGGCGGTTCCAATCCATGCCCGATTCCCGGTCAAAGGGTATACCCTTCTTAATCAGCAGGGCCTCCAGGTCTTCAAATTCCCCGTAAGCCGCTTCGCCGTCCTCCAGGGTAAAGATACCGTCAACTTGCCCGGGTTCAATATCCACGCCGTGCCAATCTTTTAAGCTGCCGTCCTCGTCAAACTGTGCTTCGTACTCCCTTTCCAGGTGTCCCCGGATTTCGTCATCAATCAGGGATACCGGAAACTCGATCTTTCCCCATGATCTCGGTGTACTCATGGTCATCCTCCAATCGGTTGTATTTAATCCCTCAAGCCCGGTCCCTCAATGAGGGGCCAGGGTTCAAGAATTAATCGCCCTTCTCCTCCATCAGGTCACGCAGCGCGCCCAGCAGGTTCAAAAGCCCTTCCTGTTCATCACAGGGAGAGACATTGCAGAGCCATTCGATTTGCGTCACCAGAAGGGTTACGTCTACGTTAAAGCCAGACCATTGCAGGAGAGCAGCCCCCACCTTCCGGGCGGTCGCCTTATCGATAATCATCCTGGAGCGCTCCCCGCCCTTGGGTCCGCGGGTTTCGATAGAGCAGTGATCCCCATCGGGATAGTCGTGGGCCAGGACCACGTTGCCATTGAAGGTAGTAATTTTTCCGTTGGGTCCAGCGTGTTCGCCGAATCTGAAAGTCTGTATCATGGTGCCTCCTCAGCCGTTGACGGCCTCATCAAATTCCTGATCCTCGTCTTCATCCTCATCGCCATAGGTTAATTCACACCCCTCTTTGGTTTCCTCCCACCATTGGGCCATATCCATTGCCGCCGCAGCCCGTACGCGCTCATTTATCAACTTGAACGCTGCCAGGTGATCTTTGGCGGTTTTGTATGCCTCAGTCCATTCCCCAAAATCTTCACCCTCAAGCATCGGGTCCGGCATCCGCCAGGTGTCCACGATCTTGTCGGGGTCCAAGGTGTTATTGAAATGGTGGCCGTTGCCGCAATTTGAGAAGCCGTCCGGCGCAAACGTCGCCCCGCCCCGGCCATAGGAGTAAATCTTAAACTCCAGCCCCCAGGTTTCTTTGATTTCGTCCACCAGGTTGCGAATCATGTCGCTGATTTCTTCACCCTGGTAGAAGTAATAATCCTCCTGCTCCCGGTCATCGGTAATGTCCGCCCAGGTGCCCCGCAGTGAGCCGTTGTGATACATTGCCCGGTACTCATCTTCACACTGCCCCAGCAGGATTTCTGTCAGCTTTTTCGCCGCGATTTCTCTGAGATTCATGGGCTATTCCTTCCTATCATTGACGGCCTTTTCGTATTCCTCTTCAATCTCCGTCTGGTAATTCATTTGCGCCGTATGAATGATGTAGTCGGGTTCAATCCCTTCTTGCCGGGCCAGGTGCAGCAGGTCCGCAACCAGGTCCGTAATTGAGTCGGTGTCGAACGGGTCATACTTCGGGTCACTGGCCAGGGCCTTACGTGCGGTCTCGGCGCGTTCCTCATTGGTCGGGTCTTCCGGGTCCCTCATGGTGTTTTCCCTCCTTTTGGGGAAAATCGGCCTCGTGTAAGCCTGCTCACGGGCCGATTTTCCCACGTCAATGTTAGGGTAAAGGTCTTTTTTAGTCGATTTCCACCACGTCGCCGAAAGGCGGTTTACGTCCGGGCCAGGTGCCCACCTTCGCCCACAAGACCGGAAAGCCGGGGTCACTCGGGTATCTTGAACAATCCAGGTCAGTCAGGTAAATCATGGCCGCGGGTACAAGCCCCTGGTCCTCTACCCATTGGAAAGCAGGTCTAAAGTCCGTGCCGCCGCCGCCCCTGGCGTCCAGCTTCAAAGGGAGGTCCTCACGGGTGAACACCTGGGAGCCTTGCAGTAGGGAGTCAACGTAAACCACATGGATTGTCGTATCCCAGGCCTCAAGTATCCCGGTGATCTCCGCCGCACACCTGTTAAGCTCTTCTTGGGTGATACTGCCGGAGGTGTCCACTGCAATCACGATCTCCGGGAGTTCCGCCGATCTCAGGGAAGGAAGGTAAAACCCCTGGGAGAGATAGCGCCGGGAAGGTGGCACCCATGAATAATCGTTCCGGGCGCTCATTTCCACGAATTGCCTGAGAAGCTCCTGCCATGGTGCCTTGGGATTAACCCAGGCGTCCACCAGCCGGGCAAGCTCAGATGGTAAGTTCCCCTGCATCTTGGCGGACTGTGCCGCCTGAGTCATGGCAACTTTCCAATCCTGTTCCGCCTGGTCCTGTTCCGAAGGTCCCAGGGCCTGGCCAGCGTCATTCTTGCCGTCCTCAACCTCACCCCACCCCTGGCCAGGTTGCCGTCCTCCGCCGCCGCCACCGTCCCCAGGCGGGTCCTCAGGCATCAGGGAATAAACTTCCTCAGCCGTTTTACCCTTGTAAGCCGGGGTTACTTTCGTATCAGGAGGGAGCACAAACCCCGAGTCCGTCAGGATGTTAAAAATTGCCTGGTCACAAGCCAGGTTCCATTTCTTATGGTCCCGGTTTCCCCGGCGCAAATGGTGAGCCAGACCACAATGCAGCACTTCCTCAGCCCATAGCGCCTTAACCTGCTCAAGGGAAAGGTCCTTGATATAAGCCGGGTCCCAAATTAACCGCGCCCCGTCCGTGCCTACCGTGCCAAATCCCGGTTTCTCTTCCATCTTGAGACGCAAGGATAGCGCCCCGAAAAATGGTTGATCCAGGATGAGACCGGCCCGCGCCTTGGTCAGTTTCCTTTCTTCCTCCAGCATATCCCCTCCTGTCATGCAGAATAGGTAATCAAGGTGGGCCAGGGGTCCGCCCTGGCCTGCCCAAAGCACCTACGCCGCCTTAACGTCACAGTATCCGCTCATGGCCGCCAGAATATCCTCAGCCGCCCTTGCGGTTTCTTTCCGTGCTCCGCCATCCTTACGCAAGGTCTCAGGTTCATACACTAACAGCTTGTCGGCCACCTCCCGGCGCATGGCATCCAACCGTGCATCGCCGGTCAGGTTCAGCCGGGGGAGCAGGTCCACCAGCTCCGCCACGTTATCAACCAGGGAGTCTCGGAAAATAGCGTCCTTGGTTCCCAGCCGTTCGGCCATCTTGCTCACCACGTCATGTAACCGGGTCCAAAGGTCCGCCATGGCCGTTTCCGTTGCCGCCGTGCTCCGGGCCTCGATGTCCTTACGAATCCGGGCCACCTCATCCAAGTTCAGGTCAACCCGGAAATCCGTCGCGGTCGGGAGCGGGTCAACGGTCACGTCAATAGAGAACTTCCTACCGATCCGGTTTAGCGCCGGGTAATCATCCGGGTTAAAAAGTCCGTTCAATTGCCACCGGGCATCAGCCACCAGGGAAGGGTAATTGTCGATGAAGGTGGCAACTGCCTTTTCAAATTCCCCGTGCAGTTCCCGCATTTGCTGGGTGTAATTCAGGTAATTGGCACTCGGGAGAATCCGGGCGCCGTCATCGGACCATGGCAACGTCTGTTGATAGTGGAAGGTCCGCGCCGCCCCAGCCGCCTTATTGATCCGCTCCAGTTCGGCCTTAGCCACCAGCACCTTGTTATAGCGGCCCCGGTCCTGCTCCGTGCCGTACTTCTCGGCAACCTCTTTGCTCACCTTCTTGTCGTACTTCTTAGCCGTCCACTGAGAGATTGACAGCCGCACCAGCATTGCCTTATTGGTAAGTTCCTGAGACATGGTGTTTCCTCCGATTTGCTGTTTTTTAACCACTTACTCAGCCCCAGGGTTTCGCCTGGGGCCTGGAAAGGGGTTAGATAAGCACATCAGCGTTTTTGCTGCTCCAGTCGATAAAAGCCCTCGTGTTTACCACCTGGCCATCAGCATGCACAGCGTCCCGAATGAGCAGCACCTGAAATTCAGCCGGGAGCCGCAGCGTGTACCTAACCAGCCGGTCCATGGTGTTTTCGCTTGCCTTCCTCGCCAGAGCCCCGCAGAGCGCATACAACGTCGCCGGGTCCGTCGGTACTTGGGCCTGCTCAGGGTTTAAAAGCACCGTGTCAGGGTTCGGGAGGTTCCTAAAGATACGCAGAAAACCCAACAACTCAGCCGCAAAGCCCTCGCCAGCCGCCCCCTGGTAAGCCTCGTATTCCAGGTCCGGGGATAGCTGCAAGTCCATGAGAGCGCCCACATTGGCCACGGTCCTGGGACTGGGAGAGTTCGTAATATCTGCACTCGGTTTCCAGTCGAACAGCAAGCCGGGCCGGAAACGGATAAAAGCGATAAGCTCAGTCGGTAAGCCCGCCTTCAATGCCCAGGCAATCCAGTCTTCCAGGTCCGGGGTAAGTTCCACGATGGTGGCAAACCTGCTTTTCACCGGTTCGAGTATCCCGGTCACGCCGGCCCGGTCCTGTTTCCGGTTGGTGGCCGCAATGAAGCACACCTTGTCGCTCACCTTATGGCCATTGATCCGCCGCCCTAAAATCAACTGCATGGCCGCAGCTTGTACCGTGGGGGGAGCCTGGCCTAAGTCATCCAGGAAATAAGCCGTCAGCCGATCCGCCTCGATCAACTGCCGCAAGTCCCCGAAGGGGATAAACTCAGCCTTCCCGCCGGTCACAAACGGCATGCCCTTGTAATCAATCGGGTCACTCACCACTGGATGAGAAATAATCAGGTCCGCCCCGCACTCCTGGCAAGCCTGCACCACGCCGTCAGTTTTTCCAATTCCCGGCGCACCTTTAATAAGTACGGGCCTTCTTGCTGTGATGGTCTTAGCCAGCAAAGCCTTTAATTGTGTCGGTTTCATGGTCATACCTCCAATTCAGATTTGGTTACTCAGGTTGAGCGGAGAGATAACCAGCACCGCAGGTCAGCCCTCCGCCCCTCAATAACCAAGTCTCATCAGGAGCCCACCTGCGCCCCTGGTATCCTTCCATCGGCTTGCCGTCCGTTCCGGGTATCGCCAGCCGGGTTATCTCTCGGTCTGGAAGAATCCGGTTCCGGGTGCCGCATCAGGTTGTCAAAGAAGCCCTACGCCTCTATTTTATATACACTGTATACTTATGTCAATATTGTAAGTCAAAAATACCAAAATTAATTTAATTATTTCCAGATACCCGGATTAACCCTTGATTCTCAGTCTATTCCATGCTTTACAATAAGTCATCTTGACCTATCACCCTTCCAGGGATATATTTACTTCGCGCAGGCAAGAATTTTTATTATTAATATCAATTACTTATATAGTGTTTTTGGAGATACCCGTTTTATAATCTAAGTGATTTCAAGAGGTTATCGTTATGGCAAAGGGTAAAATATCCACTAAGCAGGCTATCAAACAGACTTTGAAGAAAAAGAAGAAGAAGCCAGCGCCACAAGTTCCTGAAACTATTGATAAATCAGAGGATAATCGGGAGACAATTGACGTAAGTAAGCAGATTCATTATGAAAAGTTCGACCTAAAAGGGGAAATGACCGACAAAGAGACCAGATTTATCTATTTTTACCTGGCCGGGGGAATATCTATAGAAGATGCAATGATATTAGCAGGTTATAAAGGGTATCACCCCAATTACCTCTTTCAACTCGGGTCAAAGATCATAAATAAGAATGAATGTCAGGCAGACGACCACCGAAAAATCTTTCGTGCAGTCGGCGCGGGTGAGACCGCCATCGCCCAGGGCCTGCTCCACCTGGCGCAGAACGCCAAGAGCGAAATGGTTCGTCTCAACGCTTGGACAGGCCTGGCCAAGTGCTTAGGCCTCACCAAAGAGGTCTTGGAAGGGGTCGAGGGGATTCAGATCGTCATCAACTCATCCCGGGGCCTGCCTGCCCAGGAAGCACCCAAGGGCCTGCCGCCCACATCCGGGAGCCTGCGCATCACCAAATAAGGGTAATGTTTCAATAAATGACCGCATGAGAGCCCGCCTAAGGCACGATTGCACCCTGCCTTGACCATTACCATTGCCCTATAACCCTTGCTATTGCTCATTATCAAGGCTATTGGTCCACATTTACACATTTATGGACCATCTCAAGCTGCCTCAATATGAGGGAAGAGGAAGGAAGAGCCTGATCGCTCACCCCTACCCGTGGTCCACACGCTCCTGCCCTGCCCTACCCACCAGCGCCCCATGCGCACCGCCCCTCTGCCCAGCGCCGCCGCCGCCGCCCACGCCCACGCGCCCCTGTCCCCCTCTCCCCCTCTTCCGGCCCCAAGGGGGGAACCCCGGGACGCACTTAACCCCCCCCGGGGTCTAATATGCCTCGCACATAAATTTTTCACGAAAACCTTTCCTGACAAATTTGTCATCTCCCCCATTTCCCACTTGCCCCCGATTTCTGAGCTCTTAATCTGGCGATCCCAGGCGGCGATCGCCCCACTTTGGTATCACTTCCTGAAGGGAAAACGGGCGTAAATAGGGACGGTACTATTTGGAATGATCCATGTCGAGCCCACCTCCTTATAAAATAGGTCAATTTGACTTAATAACTTGACTGAGAAGTTGAAGGGGTGATAGGGTGGAATCTTGAAAGGGGTTTGGGGCAGACAATGGCGGTCCCCTCATGTCGTACTCACCGGGGATACTCTGATGCGCATCGTAGGAGGCGGAGAGTGTGGCCGGGTCCCGAAATCGTCTGGGTAGTTTGTGGGAGTGAGTTCGCCAGGAAGGCTGTCTGACCATTATTCTCCCTTATTCACCGGCGTAATCCGTAAGCTCTCTCCGAATATCAAGGCCATAGGGTCCCCGACTGCAATACCATTCTTCTCGCAATAAGGTTTAGGCAGTAGTATGTAGCATGAACCGCCAAACTTCCGCACTTTTTTGACCGTTGTTTGTCTAAACTTCCCCTCTCCCCGTACATTAACCTTTTTCATTTGATTTAACCCCCCATCAGTATAGATACCCGTCAATTATAATGGATTATATTCTTTGTCAAGGGTGTTTTTCACCCTTGTATCGATCTCCTGGCATGGTATCGCTTAACCATGTCGGACTTTAAGATTGAGTACGATCTGTCAGAGGTCCAGGCAGAATATATTTTTACTGATAAGGTCGTAAATGTAATTATCTCCAATACTGGCGAGGGTAAAACCTTTGCTTCAATAATGGCCATGATAGTTCACGCTCAACGGTGTGGAAGGCCAATTCGTTGCGCTATTGTTAGGGATACGCATGAAAACATCAAATTATCCACAGCGGTTTCGATAACAGAATTTTTTGAGAAGTTTCCTCATTCGCTTACCTGGAAGAGCGACTTCAAGCAACTGACGATCCACACGAATCCTCCGATCCATGTGGACCTGTTTGGAATCGACGACCTTGGCTCTCTGTCAAAGCTCCAGGGGCCGGAATACGCCCTCATCTGGTTGGAGGAACCGGCGCCTATGGCGGATAAGGTGAACGCCGGCCTATCAGAGGAAGTGTTTAATGCCGCCCTGGTGAGGTGTGCCCGGCAGAAAGGGACTCAGGCACGCCTGCAGGTTTCCATGAACCCGGCTGACGAGGACCACTGGACCTATCGGCGTTTTCTGGAAGAACCCGACATCGACCCTGACAATCCCCTGATCACCAAGCAGGTCTGGTTTGTGCCCTATGGCGCAAATAAGTTCGTCTCTGAGACCTCCCGCCAGGCGGTGAAGGCGGCCTACAAGGATGACCCGGCCGCTTATACCCGCTACGTCCTGGGAAAATTCGCCGCGGTGTACCGGGGGAAAAAGGTTAGCCCCGAGTTCAACCCTTTGATTCATGTGGCCCCTGGGCCCCTTGAACCTGCCCGGGGTCTGGTTTCCTTCCGGTACTACGACTCCTGGCATAACCCTACCTGTGGCCTGGGCCAGATCACCACCACCGGCCGACTCGTCTTCCTGGACACCATGCGTCTGGAGGGGGGCGATATTCGCGCTCTCATCGAATCTCAGGTGGTCCCCATGATCAATAGTCCTCGGTGGAAGGACAAGGCGAAGGCCTGGCGGGACATCGGCGACTTCTCCATGAAGCAGCCGGACCAAAGCAACCGGCAGGAGAGCGCCGCCCGGGCGGTGGAAGATGCTTTTGGGACCGTCTTCGAGCCGGGGCCGCCGCGGTGGGAGATTATGAAGCTGGGGTTCAAGCGGGCTCTGAACACGATCATCATGGGGATGCCGGCCATAGTGGTCTGCCCCACCAATAAGCTGCTCATCAAGGGGCTCTCCGGGGCCTGGCACTATAAGACGGATAACTCCGGGAACATCACCTCCACCTTGCCGGAAAAAGATGAGATTTCCCACGTCTGCGACGGCTGGGCCAACGGGGTCAATGTCCTCCTGCCCACCCGGTCCATGGGCGTCCATAAAGACAGCTACAAGAAGCAGGCGGAGGCGAACAAACGGCGAACCCGAAGTTATGCCACAGGGGCGACGGGATGAGAACTGACAAGACCGCAGGTTTTGAAGGCTGGGCCCCTATGAAGTTCTTCATGGGGAAGGGGCCGGATGGTCAAAGGATCGGCCGGGAAGGGTTCCGGAACGTGGTGAACGGTGAAGAGTGCAAGCCGGAGAACGGTTGGGATGGTGAGCCGCCTTACCCCACGGGTGATCTTTCCACGGTGCGCCATGCCTCTGATGCCTACCGGAGAGGGTACGAGGAAATCAGATGGGAATCGGCCAGCCCTCAGAGCGGGAGTTGATGTGCCTTTACCGGGCACGGCTCTGGGAGGGCCTGATTCCTTTCGCCAAAGATTTTGAGGAACCGGAACCGAAGTCCAGGCGGCCCGAGCCCGAGTATGACCGGCGGGTGGTAGTCGCCAACGCAAGGAGAACTTGATGAAGAGCAAGCCTAAGATGCCCCCGGCCTCTCTCAGAGATTTCGCCAGCGCCCCGGAACAGGGCCCGCCGCCGGCGATGCCCCAGGTGCCTCCCCAGGCGCCTCCCCAGACCATGCCCAAGCCCCCAACGGTGAAGCGGCCGCCTGGCGGCATGGGCCGAACCAAGGTCATGAAGACCGGGACAATGAAGAAAAAGGCGTTCTGAAAATGGGAATCCTGGACGACCTGGACAAGACCTATAACCCCCTCCGGAAGGTTGGCGATGCCATGGATAACGCTGTGGCGACGGCAAACGCCGATCCTACCGGGCAGAAGGCGGCCGTAGCAGCAGGCCAGGTGGCGAGGCAAGGGGCTATTGACCGGGGCAAGGGAATTGAAGTCAGGGAGACCCCGACAGGTGCCATTGAAAGGAAAGAGTTTCCGAGATAACCATGGCCAGCCCTTTCATTGAAGATCCCAGCATCGAAGTTCGCCAACGAGTGGCGGAGATCAACCGTGTTGATTTCGATGCACAGGAGACTGCCGAACGGGAAGAAGCCGCCCAGGCCTATGCCCACGAGGATGAGGCCCATTTCGTCGGCTTCATGGAGGATTGTGTCAATACCTCCGTAGATGCCATGCGGAAGATTCGTCTCAATCAACAAGAGTGTTGGGATGTTTTCAATGAAGAGCCGCCCCCGAATTATGCCCTCAAGGAGCCTTGGCAATCCAAGGTCGTTGTTCCCAAGCCATATTCTTCCTGTCAGTTTGCCCAAGCCATCGTCCGGAAGGCTTTCGATGCGGAGTTTTTGAGCATCGAGAATAAGCGAAATGAAGATGATGCTGAGTTTTGGCGGGAGTTGATGAGCCTACAGCTTTCCCGAACCTACGCCAATTTCCCGATCAACTTCACCGATGCCACCGGGATGAGTTTCGCCGTGGGCCAGAGCCTGGAGATGATCCCGCAATGGATTCCCGGCCGGGGCCTGCGGTACGTCCTGACGGAGCCTTGGAAAATTCATCGGGATCCGGATTCTATCAGCCGGCAGCCGCAGTCGGGGATGTACTGGATCCACCAGGAGTATCTTGATTACTACCTCCTGAAAGACGGCGAGAAAAATGGTGTCTATCAGAACATCCCGGATATGGGCCCCGGGGGGCAATACGGGAATCCAGGGTCTGATGTGAACCTGACCAAAGAGGAAATCGCTCGTCGCAAAGAAATGATGTGGAACCGCTCCCGGTTTCGGGCGGCGGCCTTGACTTCGGAGTTTTGGGGAACGGTGCTGGATAAGCGGGGTGAGCTCCTTCTTCCCAATTCTACTTACACGGTGACCGGTGATCGGGTGATTCGTCTTCCCAAGGCCAGTAATTACCCCACTCTGAGGTGGCCGGGAGTCAGCTTTTCCGCCATGCCGCACCTGTTAAGGTTTGATGGCCGGTCCTTGATCCAGGGGATCAAGAGCCTTTGGTACTTTATGAACTCCCTGTTCTGTCTCCATGCCGACAACCTCAACTGGATCGTTAACCCGCCTACGGAGATTGACATCTCCGCCCTGGTGGACCAGACAGACGTGGATAACTACCCGGGGAAACAGTACCTCACCCGGGGCACGGTTTCGGGCCAGCAGGCTTTCCGGGTAGGAGAGCGTCGGAGTCAGACCGGGGACATCCTGGCCAACATGAATTTTGCCGACCAGCGTTTCCAGGAAGGCACCATGCTGAACTACTCCGCCATGGGGCTCCCCGGTTTCAGGGCCGAAGTGACCAACGGTGAGTCTGCCCGTAATTTGGAACAGTCCATGACAGTGGTGGGCCTCATGGGGAAGAATCTGGAGGACGGGGCGCTGTGGGCCATCCAAGCCGGGGCAGAGACGATTGCTATCAATATCACCTACGACGAATTGGCTCAACTTATGGGGCCGGACGTAGCCAACCGATATGTTGATCCGGATTCCCCCACCGGTCTGCGGTTACCCGAACTCAACTCCGGCACCTTTAAGGTCGCGGGGATTTCAGCCCTCATGCGGGATATGGAGATTGTTCGCAGTATCCGGGATGTGGTCCTGCCGATGGCGGAAAGTGATCTATTTCGGCCATACCTCAAGCCCTATCAGCTTATTCGTGCGGTCGAGAAACGCCTTAATCTGCGGGATGAGGGCGTTGTGGTGGATGAGGATACGGCCAAGCGGGTTGATGCTTCTCAGCAGGCCCAGCAGGAAGCGGCGATCCAGGCACAGCAGCAGGTGGCGGCAGCGGAAGCGGCCTTGACGCAAGTGAAAGCTCAGGCGGAACAGGCCAAGGCCGAGATGAATCTGGCTAAGGCGAAGGAACACGAGGGCAAGGCGGCTCTGGCCCTGGCCAAAGCTCAGTCTGAGGGTATCCCTGAGCCAGTAACTGGCGCACCCGAAGCCGAGGATAGGTTTCAAGAAAGCCTGACCTTGGCTCAGGCCGAGCTTGTCCAGCGCCAAGCAGATACGGAGGCGGCCAGACTCCAACTGGTCCTGGCCCAAGCCGAACTGGCTCTGGCACAAGCTCATGCAGCGATGCGCCCCCCTCCTGCCCCGGTAGCTAAAGCGGCGCCGGCGAAGTCAAGCGCGGAGAAAAAGTAATGGCTCATCAGCCCATGGGCGGCGGCGGTCTGGAAGTGGATATGACCACTGGCCTGCCGCGGCCAAGGACCCGGGAAGTCAAGCAAGCCGAGGTCACAAACCGCTACCAAGAGGCAGTACAAGAGGCCGTCGGGCTGGCGGCGGAGTTGCAATCCAGCCCGGCCCTGCGGGTCCTTTTTAGTCAATGTCGGGACCGGTTGATTCACCTGGCCGTCAAAGATGAGGTCTTTATGGCCCTATCAAAGACGATTGGGGCCTTTCGACACAAATTAGAAGTGGCTCCTTATCTGGCAGAACAAGAGGTGCTCAGGATAATGGGGCCGCAGATGGCGAGTTTTATTGAGGAAGAACAAGCCGCCCCGGAAGGGATTCCGGCCGAGTAAATAAAAAGTAGGGGTTCTCTCAGGCGTCGGCCAACGGCTGAGGGACGTAAGCATCAAGAGAGAGGCAATTGGGTGCCCAATCACCTGAATTGCCTCTTTCTTTTTGGCCCCGTGGCGGCCCGCAAGGATTCCCGCCACGAAAGGGAGAAAACCATGGCAGGCGAAGCGGAAAAAGAAACCTTGATTGAGTCTCAGGCCGTATCCCCCGAAGACCTCCCTACCTCGGAGGACGAAGATTCCCTTGGCGCCATTGTAGCCAAGGTGCAGCATCCGGTGTTCAGTGGCCACCCGGCCATGGGTGGAGAAGAAGGGGGCGAGGCGGGGCCAGAAGGCGAAGAAGTCCGCAAGGTTGATGGCGAGGGTGAGGACAAACCCAAGACTCCACCCGATGAAGCGATCCCGGAAGGTTGGGAGTTCAAGCCGAAATATAAGGATCACCAATCGGCGGAGAAAGGGGCCAAGGAACATCAGGCCCTTGCCACCAAAGCAACTCAGGAAACGGCCCGTGAGCGTGAAGCTCGGGAAGCCGCCGAACTGGAGACGAAAGAACTGCGGCAAAAATTGGCCGAGAAGGAAGCTGCAGGCGCTCCGGAAAAGCCTGTCACTCCGGCGAAAACTCCAGAGGAATTGGAGGCTGATCAAGAGGCCAAGATTGAGCAGGCCCTTAATGAGATCGACCAACTGGATGAGTTTGCCCCGGACTACAAGAAGAAGTTGGCCAAAGCGTGGCGCAAGGCCGGGATCGGGGGTTCGGGACAGCCGGCCATCCCCGACGGGAAAGTTCTGGACGAGATCATCGACAAACGGGTGGAAGAACGGCTCCAGGTCAAGGAAGCCGAGAAAGCAGCCGCGACCAAGGTAGTTGAGGAAAAAAGTACCCGCACCCGGGCCGGTGAACTGGCGGGCAAGGCGGGCTTGAGCATGGAAGAGGGTATGGCAGACAACATCCTCTTCTGGGCAACGGTCGGCAAAATGCCCAAGGAATTTGACGACAAACCCTTTGAAGAACAGGTGCAGTGGACTGTGAACGAGGTCCGCCGCCTTAAAGGGGAGGTCGTGCAAAGCAAAGAAGAGGTGGAAGCCAGGGCCCGGAAGGTCCAGACCGACAACGCGGTCCTGGGACGGGGGGGCGAGCGACCCAAGAAACCGGCGGCGCCGGAGCCCTACACCCTGGGATCCATCATGAATAAGCACCAGGCAGGACGACGAATTTAAGGGAGGTTGAGCAATGCAAGCTCATAACTGGACGTTTGACGCAAACCTCGGAATCTATAAGAACCACCAGTTGAGCAAGAAGCTCCTGGAGGTCTCCGCCGGGGAATGTAAGATTCTCCCCTTCACCAGCGACCACGGCATCGCCTTCAAGCGCAACGCGGGCGAGATGGTCAACATCATGCACATCAACCGCCTGCCCAACTCCGTTTCTTCCCGGCTGGAGGAAGGCACCCGTATCCCCATCCGGAAACTCTCCTGGGGCAACCGGCAGATCCAGGTGGTCGAGTTCGGGGAAGGCGTCGAATACACGAACCTCATGGAGATGCTGGCCGCTTTCAAGCCCAGCAACTCCCTCCAGAAGGCCCTCAAGGTCCAGATGGAGGAGGCCCTGGATACCGAAGGCGCCCAGGCCTTTATGGACCCCACCTCTGTTCTCTTGGTTTACACCCCCACCTCCCTGACTGGTGGAACCTGGGCGGTGAACGGCACCCCCGGGGCCCTGTCCGCGGTGGCCCTGACCTTCGATCACTGTGTCGCCATCGGCGATTACATGCGGGACACCATCCATGTGCCGGCCTACGAGGGCGACAACTATGTGGGCCTGTCCTGCAACCGGAACCTCCGGAGCCTGAAACAGGATCGGTATTGGCAGCAGTGGCACCAGTACCTCCAGAAGGGCGATTTCGTCTTCAAGGGCGAAATGGGCATGACCGAGCGGATCCGCTGGGTTGAGGTCAACCGGGCGGCCGCTCTCTCGAACACCGCCGGTAACTCGGGGACCCTGGGTGAAGCCGTGGTTTTCGGTGACGAGGCCGTAGCCCGTATCGAAGTGGAAACCCCGCATCTGCGCCTGGACCCCAACTTCCAGTCCGACTTTGGCCGCACTCAGGCCGCGGCCTGGTACGGGATTCTCGGGTTCGGTCCTGTCTGGAACGTGGCCGACGACGGCAAAGCCAAGATCGTTCGCATCGACTCCCTGTAAAGGGGAGCGGAAATAGGAGGTCCATAACATGGGACAGTACGGCAGTTATGAAAAGAACGTCATTGATGCCGCAGTGGGAGATGCTTCCCTGGCGACGGCCCTCGCCCTGGAAGCTGGGGCTGCGGCTATCCTCACCAAGACCTTTTTCGAGCCCGTCAGTGTGAGCCGGTTCGGGTTCCGGCCGACGGTGGCTTTCGATTATGACACCCAGACCGCCGAAGGTGTTCTGACCATCTACCGGTATCCGGTGGCGGGCGGGGCGGGTAAGGTAGCCTTGGCCACCATCCTCCTGGAGGACCTGGCCCTGGTGGATAACGTCTACTATGTGGACGTGCCCAATCCACCCGTAGTGTCGACCAGAAAGGGTAAGGCCGACATCGACGCCGGGGAAGCCGTGGTCATCGAGATCTCTACGGCGGCGACGGGCGGCGGCGGGATCGCCGGCGACTTCCAGCCCTTCTTTTGCTTCCACCCCCGGGCGGAGGTTGAGGATAACCAGTCCAAGCTGCACGACCGGACTTAACTGAGTGGCCCCGGGGATGCCCCGGGGCCTTCTGTATCGCATAAGGAGAAAAGGCCATGGCGGATCTCGCCGCAAGTAATGTGACCGTAACCCTGACTCCACAGGATCAGGATTTCTTGGGGATGGGGAAGTTAATCAGTTTTCCCACCATCGCCTTTGGGGATGGGGCTTTGAAATACCCCGCCAATGGGGTGCCCCTGCCCGCCAAGGGCGCTTTCGGGATGAAAAAGGAAATCAAGCGGGTCTTCATCGAGGGGCAACCCGGGGACGGGTTCATTTATAAATATGACCGGACCAACCACACCATGCGGATTTACCAGGTGGGAGCGGACCCCGGAGCGCCCTCGATTGCCGAAGCGAGTGCCGGGACCCCTGCCGGTACCGTGGCAAAGGCTACTCCGGCTGGTACGGTTGACCCTGGTACCCACGTCTTCACCGGTGCGGAGTTGGCCGAACAGGCCTTCGCCGGGTCTGTTATGGCGGCGCATACCCACATTTTGACTGGTGGGGCCGGCGTGGCCGCTCCCCTGGTGGAACTCAGCAATGTGGTCGTGACCGCCAAGACTCTCCACCTGATGGTAGTGGGCCAGTAGGCCGTAATCCAAAAAAAGGAACGTGACTTTTATGGCTCAAAAACTTTTTACCAAGAAATTTGGCGAACTTGATGTGGAGCGGTCCTGGGTTGACGGGCCGCACCACATTGCTCTGTTGACCAATGGGGCCTATGTCCACATCACCGGTCTGCCCATCAAGACCAAGGGAGAACTCCGGGCGGTGTTGACCAATGAGGATCTGGCAGCGGCTGAAAAATGGTTTGATCACCGGCACGACGATGATCAGCAGGCTCCCCAGCGCATCATGTTCGAGGCTGACGGTACCCCGGTCTTTGAGGACGGCACCCCTGTTGAAAGCCCCTCGGACCTGGTACAGAGCCTCAAACCGGGCCCGGTGCTCGATGCCGCCCTGATGGCTCTGGCCATCAAGATGGCTGCCAGAAAGGCGGCTGAGGCCAAGGTACAGAAGGCCGGTGAAAAGGAGAAAGGGACGGAGGCGGAAGCGGCGGCGACCCAAAGGGTAGCCCAGAAGGTTGCGCCGAAGAAATCCGGGATGAAGAAGCCGGGAGCCAAAAGAGGCAAACCTGCGGCGGCACATGCGGCGCCCCCGGCCCCTTCGGCCCCCGCTCCGGCCCAGATCACGGTGTAAGCCATGGCCGAGACGGAGTACATCCGCATCTGTCCGAATCCGCGGTGTCGGTTGCAATTTCGGCCAGACCCGCGGATTTACCGGGACGCTCATAATTTTTGCCCCCGGTGCGGAGCGGATATGAACCAGAGGCCAGCCTGGAAAGGTCCAGAACCTCAATGAAGTGGAAACCTCTAAGGGGAAGCGGCGATGAATTTGGCTGAACTCATGGATGAAATCAAGACCATCGTTGTTGATTCCAGCCTGGAACAGTTTTACAAACGCTGGATCAACGAGGCGATTTTAGAGATCGCCGCAGATCACGCCCTTCCTGCCCTTCGGCTTAACGAGCCGGCCATTCTCCCCGTCACCACTGCCACCTGGCTTTATGATGTTCCGGCCACCTATCAGAAGAAGTTGTTCCGGGCCGCCGACAGCGTGTATGCCTCGATTAACATTCTCCCCGATCTGTACTATCTGGACGACCGCGATCTTGAACACGCTGACACCGGGGACCATGTAACTCACCTGGCGGTACGGGATCAGAAGATCGGTATTTACCCCAAGGCGACCGAGAGCATCAAGCTCTGGTTCTATAAGTTGCCGACGCCCTTAAATGCCCCTGATAGCATCCCGACCTACATTCCCACGGCTTTCCATTCTCGGGTGATCATCTCCAAGGTGGTGGTCAAGAACTTCCGGGTCCTGCAGGACATGGTAATAGAGGCCCCTCACCAAAGCATCATGTTCTGGCAAAAGGAATATCAGAAGGGGCTTTATGGTGAACCTTATGGAGACATAGGGATGATCAACTTTTTGGCCAGAGAGAACCCGCCCCGGCGCCACGGTGGGCGTGATCCGATCATGTAGGGAAAAGGTAAATGTCGAAAACAATAACCGCCATCGGATTCAGAGGCATGAACAATCTGGAGCAGGCCCCGGGTATCCTTCTGGACGACGCCAAGCGGATTACGCCTCGGGTCGCTCTGAACGTGGAGGTCCGGGATGGTGGTAAACTTGTCCGGCGTCAGGGGTATGCGCTCCACATTCCTCTGCCTGGCGCGCACTCTCTCTGGGTTGGAAGCGTCATGCTGGTAGTGGCGGCCGGGATCCTCTATCGGGTTGAGGGCAATACAGTTATGCCCATTGGGACCGTGCCAGGCCTCCAGTCTACCGTCTGTTACGCCGAACTCGATAACCTGATCTATATGGGCACCCCGTCCTGGGAGGCCGTCTATGAGCTTCTGAGTGGCCAGTTAAGGTCTTGGGGCCTATCCCTTCCTCCTGCCCCGAGTATCAGCCTCGTGGCCGGCGATATGCCCCCGGGGACGTACAGCTTATGCTACACGCGTACCGATGGGGACCGCCTGAGCGGCAACGGACCGATGACCACGGTGTCTTGGGAGGGTGGGACTCATGGGATCCAACTGAGTAACCTTCCCACCAGCGGCCAATGCTGGGTCACTCACCCCAATGGCACCGACTTCTTCTTGGCCAACGTATCGGGAGGGGTCCTGTACGGGCCCCCCAGGATCACCCCGCTCCCAACTTTCGCCGTGTCGCCGCCCTCTGGCATGAGCCATTTCGCCCATGCCCACGGGCGTATGTGGGGGTGCAAGGGAAAGAACCTGATTTACTCTGACCCCTTTATGTATGAGTGGTTCCGGCCCCAGAGCTTTAAGCCTTTTGCGGAAGACATCATCATGGTGGCTCCGGTGACTGACGGGCTTTTCGTAAGTTCCAAGGCGTCCACTTGGTTTCTGGATGGGACCGAGCCCGCCAAAATGGTCTTGAAGCGGATCGGGGACGGGGCTGTTCCCGGGACCCTGGTTTACGCCGAAATGCCCGGTGCTGTGGTCGGCGGTGGCTACGAAATGAGCCGGCGCCTCTCGCAACTGCCTTCTCCGGTTTGGATCGGCCAGCATGGCTACGTCATCGGCACCCAGACTGGGCACCTGGTCCACCTGACAGCAAGCCGGCTAAGAATGTCAGTCCGAGAACAGGGGGGAAGCCTGTTCCGGGTAAAAAAAGGTGTTCCCCAGATCGTCACGGTTCTGCGTGGCCAGCTTCTGGACGAGGAACCGATTGATTCATCCGTCTTTGAAAGCGGAAAACTCTTTGATTAAGGAGAAAGGCCGTGGCTAACGCTGTTTACGCCAAAGCAAGAAATGGGTTCCTTCGGGGTGATATTTCGTGGAAGTCCGGGGGCGACACCTTCCGGGCTTACCTGGTGGATCTGGAGGGCGGGACCGGCTACACCCCGGACCTGGTTAATGACGAGTTTCTGAGCGCCATCCCCGGCGCCGCCTTGATTTCCTACATCGCCCTGGCCCCGGCTGACCCGTCCGGAGGCGTGGCCGATGCGCCGGACGTAACCTTCTTGGCCGTATCCGGCGCCGTGTCTGAGGCCATCGTTATAGTCAAGTGGGTGACTGAGGCCGCTGACTCGCCCCTCATCGCCTTCATCGACACCGCTACCGGCCTGCCGGTGACGCCCAACTCCGGCGACATTCAGATCGCTTGGGACTCCGGAGCGAACAAGATCTTCAAGCTGTAAGGGGGCGCCTTGGCAAATCTCCTTTCCATAGGGGGCAACTGGAATACGGCCGGCTCCTGGGGCCTGATTCATTCCGGTTCGCTGCAGAACACCGGGTCTACATCTACCGTGTGGCCCACTTCTATGTCCTATGGGCCGAACTTCGCCGGTGACAACCTGGAGGTTGACGGCGTTGCGATGTACTTTGAATATCGCAGCGCCTCCCCGAACGGCTGGGGCAAGGTGGTCCTGCGCAACACCACGGACAACTCGGATGCAGCCGGGCCGATCACCTTTGACGTAGCCGATCTTCCGGCAGAACCAATCTCAGCTGATGGCGGCTTCTGGGTGTTTTTCAAATTTGCCTCTCCGGTCACGCTAACCACCGGGAAGAACTTCGCCATTGGCATCCAGGCCCAGAACGGCACCCAGATTTACGGCTACAAGAGCTCTACCGCCAACGACTTCAACCGCATGCTTCGCCGCACGGCCACGGCAGCGCCCCAGGCGGCTGATTCAATTTGGGTCTTGGGCGAGATTACCGGTCAAGGGACCGGGAACGACATAACCATCACCTACGACAACAACGTGGCCGATGCCTACGGCGCCCTCTGGGTTGGAAACCGGGGCATCCTGGACGTTTTATACACCGCCACCACTCAGCTTGTCATGGGTGGGCATTTCATTATTACGGCGGGGGGCAAATATCAGCAGGGCACCGTGGCGCATCCCATCGGGGCAGCCTATACTCACACCCTGCAGTTCAACGCTGCGGCTGACAATGGATATTATTTCTCCGTCCGCAGCGGCGGGACCCTGATCTCCCAAGGGAATCCCCTTACCTATGACCGGGCCCTGCTCAACGCTGAAATGGGCGGTTATTGCGATATTCCCACCGGCACAAACCCGATGATGACCAGGCGCTACGGCCAACTTTTGACCGAGGCCAATGGTTACACCGTGGGCGCCACCATTTTACTTAATGGGACCGCCACCGTCATAAGAACGGCCACCGTGGACGGCGGGGAATCGCTTCAACTTACCAAAAGTTCGGCGGCCTTGGTTGGCGCCTATTATCTCTTGAACAACGTCACCGCAATAACAACCGATGTGGAAACCGGATGGTTAAATGGTGACGATATTGCGATTTCCCCGACCGACCAAACCTACACACATTATGAGCGCAGAACGCTTGGGGCGGATGCCTCGGGGACGACCCTTACCCTGCCCTCTGCCCTCCTCTATGTGCACGACGCCCAGACGCCAATGAAGGCGGAAATAGTCAATCTCACCCGGAATGTCATCTGGAAGTGCAACAACGCTTCCTATGGCTTTTACTGGAGCCTCGCCTCCAAAGCAACGGTCGATATGGATTGGGTGTTGCTCTCGGGGTTCGGTTCAACGTCTATTATAAAAACTACCACCGGATCAGTTGATATTAGACGATGTGCGGTTAAGGATTGCAGGGGGACTCCTTTTAATGTCAGCTTTGCCTCTGCCGATAACGTAACGCTAAAAGACAACGTGGGCTGTAATGCCCCCTCATATACCGGCAACAGCATATCAGTTGCCGTGACCAGCGCCGGGACCTCAATCGTAATTGATGGCAACTGGTGGGTCTATAACGCCGGGGCTTATGGCATCTACTCTGCGGATGCCGGTATCACCGTTATTAACAACATCATGGCCGGGTGCAAATCGAACGGATTTTATATAACCGAAGCCGGCGCTGTGCTCGGAACCTTTAATAACAACAAGGCCCACTCCAATTATGAGCAAGGTTTCAGCTTTAATACCCTCCAGGGGGCGATTGGGGACGGCCAGGTGTGCTACCGCAACCGCGGTTACACGGCCCCGACCTCCGGCTTTGAACTGCTAAACTGCTTCAACTTGGCGATTGGAACCCTGGTAGCCTTCGGTAACTACAGCGCCAACCTGTATGTTTCTGGTGCAGAGCTCACGTTTACTGGCTTTGATGGCGCTGGCGACCTGGGGTTTGCCACTCTCTATGGCCTGGCCATGGCCACCGTAGTTGCCAAACTCAAGTTTGTGGATTCCGTTTTTGGCTATGCTACCGGGTTCATGGTAGCCCACTCTACAGCCGACCTCTATTCGCCGGTTAATCAGCCAGTTTACATTGATCTGGAGAACACCAAGCTCGCAAGTGGCGACGGCAAAGAGGCTGTTGGGCTCAGCACTCCCGAATCTTATGTGCGCAGCAGCGACCACGGCCAGGTTTCCCGGGCTTTCAAGTCCTACTTTATGAATGGGATCATCGAGAAGGACAGCACCTATTTCAACACCGCGGCTCCTTCGCAAAGGCTTACTCCCAGCAGCCATGACCGCAAGCTGAAATCAGGCTTCAAGCGTTTTGCCATAGAGAGCGGGTCAACGGCCACGGTTAAGGTAAACGTCAGAAAATCGAGCCTAGGGGCTGGTGGGGCCGACTACGATGGGGCAGAACCCCGGCTCATCTGTAAGGCGAACCCCATGATGGGCATCGAAACCGATCAGGTTCTGGACACGATGACGGCGGCGGTGGGCACTTGGGAAGAGCTCTCTGGCGTAACTCCGGCCATTGATGCTGATGGAATCCTGGAGGTCTATGTTGACGTGGATGGTGACGTGGGATTTGTCAACGTGGATGATTGGGGATTGACATGAGCGCCGTAAACGACATGGGGGAAAAATATTGGTTTAAAGGCCTGCCGTTTGAGGAAATGCGGCTTGCTAACGATTGGGGTGAAAAATTTTGGCGCAACGGCCGCCCCAGCCAGGCTCTACTCCCTACGTCGTTTCCCGTCCTCCAACCGTCCAGCATAGAGTCAGAGGAATCCTTTGGCACTCCGGCGGTAACTTGCGGCTCGGTGACGGTATCGCCAAGCTCGATTGATTCGGCCGAAGCCTTCGGGACCCTCAGCCTGATCCAAAAGATCGCCCCCATCAGCATCGGATCCGAAGAAGCTGTCGGTGATCCTGTCGTCACCCCGGGTACCGCCCATATCTTGCCCTCTGGCATTGCGAGCGGGGAAGCCTTTGGCGTTGCGGTCCTGGCGCCTGGCCCGGTAATGGTAGAGCCGACGGGTATCGCCTCAGGTGAGGCTTTTGGCGTCGCCCACGTTATCCCTCAGATTATCCCCACCGGAATCGAGTCAGAAGAAGCAGTAGGCACACCGGCAGTCCTCCCGGGCCCGGTGACGATTTCCCCGACGGGAATCGAGTCGGTGGAGGATCTTGGAACCCCCCGGCTCAAGACTTTCCTCTTGCCGACGGGGATCGAGTCGGCAGAAGAATTCGGTACCGCGGAGATCACTACCGGGCCGGTCACGCTGGCCCCGGCCGGGATAGGAAGCCAGGAGGCCTTTGGAACCCCCAAGATTACCTTAAAGGTTATTCCAACCGGGATCCCGTCAGAGGAAGCCGTTGGTACTCCGGCCCTCACGCAGATAATCCGTGCGGCGGGGATTCCTTCGGCGGAGGAATTTGGGACCGCCAAGGTGAACCCGATAGTAAAGCCTGTTGGGGTGGAATCAGAAGAAGCCTTTGGAACCCCCAGGATTACCCTGTTCTTAAAGCCCATCGGGATCGAATCAGAAGAGTCAGACGTCGGAGTCCCGCAGATAAATCAGATTATCCATGCAGGCGGGATACCCTCTGGCGGGGCCGTCGGCACTCCGGTTCTTCACTGCGGCCAGGTAACCATCCGCCCATTGGGGTTTGAGAGTGGAGAGGCTTTCGGCCAGGCGCTGGTCCGGCTCCCCGAGTTGCAGGGCTTGATCGTGCTCGAATTTATCGGCCTGCCGACCCTGAGCCTTGCTGACGGGCCGGAAGAAACTAGGCTTGAAATGACAATGCTGGACCCCGTAGAGCTTTCCGATGGGCTGGAAGAAGTCGACCTTTTTGACTCTCCCTTAAGGATGGTGGTCAATGGCTAAAGTGTCACTTTATCAGGGCGAGGCCAAGAGCCTGCCATTCCGTATCAAAGACAAGGTAACGGGGGCATGGCTTGATTTGACAGGGGCCACCTGTACGCTTTGGGCGAAGCGGTCCCCCGAAGATGTTTATCCCATTTTCACCAAAGCCGACGCCGACTTTAATAAGGCTGGGGAAGCGAGCGGCTACCTGACTGTGTTTTTAACAACTTCCGATACCTGGCAAGAACCCTGGACATATGCAGCCGAACTCCGGATTGTAAGGGCGGGATCTCCGTCACCTGTTGGCAAGCTGCGATTTGACCTGGAGATTGAGCCAGCCATATCACCCAGCGATTTCACCCTGGTTCCCATAGGGATTTCAAGTCAGGAGGCCATTGGGGCCCCGACAATAATCCAGTTATAAGGAGAAGGCTATTATGGCTACGAATCTGAGTGTGTACGTGCCAAATGTGGGGGAAATGGAGGCATTGAAAGCCATTCTCCTGACCGAAGCCCTGGTCCTGGGCCTCTACAAAACCGCTATCATCCCCGATGGGAACACGGTCGTGGCAACCCTGAACGAAATGCCCACCGGTGGCGGCCGGGCTTACGCCCAGAAAGAATTGACCAATGACCTTACGGAAGCTGCCTTGGCGGCCAGCAAGTGGTTCATGTACACGAACGCCTTGGGGAAGGGTGAGGGGGCTTACCATAACGCCCCCCTGTCATGGGTCCTCAACGCCGCCGATCTGGCCGACGCCAACACGGTCTTCGGCGTCTTCGCCTATACCTGGGTGCTGCCCTTCAAGGAAGGCTCCCGGGAGATCCCCCTGGGCGCAACCGTCAAATCCACCAACGGAGGCGAGGGTATCGTTACCAGCGTCTGCGTTCAATCCGGTACCTGGGCGGCCGGCACGGCTCGCGGCTACATGAATATCAAGACCAAGACCGGCACGTTCACAGACGGCGAAAACATCTGGGTCAAAGGTGAGATTGCGACCCTGGTGGCGGCTCCGACGGCGGCCGGCGACGTTTACTCCGTGGGCGATACCTTCAAGATCACCACGGGCGGCAGAGAGGGCGTTGGCTTCGTTCTCACCCTGGTAGGCGGCGATAACAGCGGCGTCGCCACCATCGGCGTAAACCCCGGCTACGGCGGCAGGGATTACACCGTGGGCGCCGGCAAAGCTACGGTGAAGCTCAACGGTGGCGGCAACGACGCTCTCACCGTGGAAATCGCTACCCTGGCGACAGTGGCCTATGCCAAAACCGATACCGGTGTCACTGCCGATGCTCACAAGAAGATCAAGGCAGTCTGGCCTTATGCAACCGGCATCGCCATCACGCTGGAAGGGCAGGTCATCACCTTCGACCTGAAAATGGCTCTGGCTACCGGGACCTAATGGCTGACGCGATCATCTTCCCAGGCACCTTGATGGAGGTCTTCGAGAAGTATCCCGATTCTCGGCGCCTGGACCATCCTGATGTTGCCGATGTAAGAAAAACCACCTTTGCTAAGGGGGTCATCACGGATTTTCAACAAATTCAGGATGACCCTATTCGGTTAGACTTGGTGAAGGTAGAAATAGAAGGGGTTGGAGAATCGGAATTTATCCCCTTTTTCTTTCATCCCAAGGAACTTTATTGGGACGGGGAAGATGCAGAAGACCTCGCCCAAGGTCTCGATGAAGAAAAGGGATGCTTCAACCGTGCCTGGATGAGTTTTCGTGTTGGCGATGAAGTTGCAGTCATGCTCCAGGCTGGAGTCCCCGTCGGCGTAGTGGGGTTTACCGACGGGGTGCCGCGGGTGGGGGAAGACGTTGTAAAGTTAGAAACTCAGTCCCTTCATACCCCTTGGGATTTCGAGGATTGGCAGCATCCGGATTATCCATCCAGAATAGGAGCAAATTGGCCCGATGCTTTTGTCAGAATGAACAAGGCTGACTTTCATGATGAGGGAGAAAAGGGACCGGACGGCTTAGACCTGGGGTTACTTTTGGAGGCAGATCGTTACGATGGTCCAGAAGAAACGACAGGTTTACAACAAACAGTGAGTCCAGAAGGTACTTGGGTAACAGGTGGACCGATCCCAATAGACCCTGATGCCCCCTGGGGAACCCATGTCTATACGGAAGGGGACGTTTATGCCGAAGGCAACTGGTATTTATATTGGGACACCGGAAATGCTTTATTAACCAAAATAGCCGTATGGACAATAAAAATTGGCCCGATTCTTTACGCTATATATGGCAAATTTAGAGAATCTTATTCTAAAACTATTGGATATGTTTATGACGGATTTGATGAGTTCGTTGGAACTGTTACTACTATAACTCATACCTATAATATTACAAGACTTTGTGTTAAAGCAGGAATTTATAGAGAAGGGATGGAAGAAGAAATAGCCGCTACCCTTGGTGCCTATCCTGATTGGAATTATCTTGGCGGCCTTTCGGCTCCAAATTGGTGGCCGGTAGAAGTAGAGGGAATGGAGTTGCAGACCGATTTAACAGAATTGCTGAGTTACCTTTGTGCTTTTGATGCAAAATCTTTTGATGAGGTTCAATGGTTTGCCAGGCCGCACACAAAAGCTGAACTACAAGAGGCTGATATGTGGCCGGCCGGAAAGGGTGAGTGATAATGGCCACCGATTTTGCAGCTACCGGGTCATTCCAGCTTAGTGGAACGATTAAGATTTATGACCCTGTGGACCTTGTAACGGATCTTGCTGCTGACACGACTGTTTATGGAGCCTGTCTAACGATCAGCGGTGAGTCTGCAATTAACAGCGTACTTCCCACCCAATTTTTAGCCAAAGGTTGCATAGAGATCTCCGCCCCCGGGGTGATAGATTCCGTTCTACCGACAGTTACAGCATTGGCGGCCACCGGGGCTTTCAGCTTGTCTGCCCCTTCGTCGCTGGAATCGGTTTCGCCGCCTTCCCTTGTGACCGACTTTGCTGCTTATGGAAACATGAGCTTGAGCAGCAACTGTCAAATCGGTGACGAAACAGACCTGGGAGCGAGCCGGATAGACTTCTTTGCTACCGGAAGTTACAGGCTAAGTGGCATCGGATCCCTGGCCACGGTCGCCCCGGCGAACCTTGTCACGGCCCTGGTGGCCACCGGCGGCTTTACCTTTGGGGGGTCTGGCGCTTTGGACTCTCCCGCGCCAACTGTCCATGCTTTTGCCGGTACGATTTCTTACCGGCTTGGGGGAACTTCTGTAGCTGGTATTATCTATCCTTCCGTGACAGCCCTGGTGGCCTGCGGCGGATATATTCTTGGATCTCCCGGGGAACTCCCGGGCGTATTCGAGGCATGGGTTCTCTCAGGCCAGGCGTTCGAGCCGTCCATCTTCTCCGCCTTTAATTTCAACTCCTTCGCCCAACGGGGAGCTCAGACTTTTGCGGCCGGCGAAGAAGGCATATTCCTTCTGGGCGGTGACGATGATGATGGGGAGGTTTTTCATACCGGAGCCAGGATCGGCCCTGTCAACTTCGGGGCTGATCGGGACAAGCGGATGAGGGGAATCCAGTTGGGGAACTGTGGGGCGGATACCAAGGTTCGGGTAGCGACGGAAGACAAGGAGGGCGTCTTTACCCCCGACCGCGACACAAATAGGGTCGTGGTGAGCCGCGACATCCAGGGCCGGGAGTTTACGATTGACCTTATGGATTTTCAAGAATTAAGTCAATTCGAGGCTACGGTCTTAATGTTGGCCAGGAGATAGCTGATGACGGACTTCTTCAATCGAACCGAGAGCGCCAAGTGGGCCATAGAGTCACAGAAGGCCATTGAGGAACTCCAAGGCGGAAGAGAGAAGGTTTTGGCCGAAGCCGCCGGCCGGGGGTTCCCTGCGGCCCCAGGAGTGACCCTGGCTGTCATCCTGTCGGCCGGCCAGGCTGTCAAGGATAAGCTGACTGAGGCCAACGGCAAAATTTATGAGGATCGCCGTGGGGTAATCTTCCAATCGGAAGAGTTCTACATGAAGACTATCGTTCAAGTCGCCAAGCTGGCCATGGAGCTTTACCGGGCCGAACTCTTGAACGCTCTTGAAATAGAGCAGGCCCAGAACATCGCCCTACGAGATCAGGGTACGGCGGATGTGATTCAGATGAATGCTGTGGTTGATGCCAGACAGGTGTCGATCATCCAGGGCCGGGCAGAGGCGGAGCGGCAGGTAATTGGCTTCAAAGTCGCTCTGGCAAACGCCGAAAAGACTACTCTGGAATCAGAAGTAAATTTGGCTAATGCTCAGCTTGCGACGGCTACGAAAAAGTTGGAAATCATAGAGTCCATCTACCAAGTCCTGGCGGCAGAAGAACTGGTGCTTGCCGCCGAAATCGCTAAAACTGCGGCTTTGGAGCAGGTTCTGTCAGCGAAGCAGGCATTGGCGGGTGTCAAGCAGGGGATGATCGGGGCTTACATGGCAAAAGCTGCGGCCCACGAAGCCCTGGCTGGTGCCACTACGGCAGAAGTGTCGGTCAAGATGCAGATCGAAAACCTGGGTTATCAACGGGCTGCATTAAGGGTTGCAGAGGGTGAAGCTGAGCACGGCGTCCGGCAGGCTGAACTGGTACTGGAAGTTTCCCGGGCAACCCTGGCCCGGGCCTCGGCAGCTACGGAACTTGCCCGGGCCCAAGCTCAATCAGCAATCGCCGGCTTTGCTAATGCCGCACAAGCCAGCATCAACGCGTCGAGAAGTGCCGCCGGGATGGTTCAAATTGATACCAGGATGGCGGATCGCCTTGGCCATGCCGCCATAGAGGTAAACACCGGCACGGCGATTGCGGCGCATGAAGCCTCTGTTCTGAGCAGCGAACTCGGATCCATTTTGGGTAATCTGGCCAGCCGTGCCTCAGACGAAGCGTCCAAGGTGGCGGCGAGTGGCGACAGAAATACCAGGTCGGACACACTTCATCTTATTTCTCGCAAGATCATAGAGGGCGCCTTTTAAGGGGAAGTCATGGGAACCGATATACAGTCGTTGGACACCCGTACTCGCCAGAGAAACATTTCGACGTGGCTTACTCTGGATTTTGGGGGAACATTGGGCCCCCTGCTCGACATGGAAACCGAATTGGACGCCCTGGCCAGGCCCAGCATTGAGAACTTCCTGGCCATCAGCGACGAGGCCTGGGGTATCAAGGAAGTACAGCGGGATCGCACCATTGAGTTGAGCCAGGACGAAATCGACCAAGACGCTGCCATCGCAGCGGCCAAAGCGGCTGCAGGGCGCTCGAAGATCGCTATCGAACGGGCGGCAGACGAATATCTCTTGGCAGCTAAAGTCTATGATGCCCAAGTTAAAGGCCTCCTGATGGGCGCCAGGGAACTCGCCGGTTTAGTAGAGCAGGAACAGTTGGCAGCAGAAGCAGCCAAGGCCTCCGTGGACGTTGATAAAGAGGGAGTCCGTCAGACGAAAATCAATGTCCAGGTCCAGATCGAAGCCATTGAACAGGCCCAGGTAGCGGCCGATATTGCCAAAGCTCAGGTGGAGGTTGCCAAAGCTCATGTTCGAGCGGCCGCCGCCGGGGTCGAAGCTGGGAGAGCGGCTGTCGAAGTCATTGAAACCCAGGTTCAGGTGGCCATGGCCGAAGCTGAGAAGGCCACCCTGCAAGGTGACGTAGCGATGATCTTGGCCCAAATCGTTGCCACACAGTTATCTTCGGTCAAGCTCGGTGCAACCGCGGCAGAGATTTCCGCCGGATTCTCTTATATTTCCACCAAGATAAGTGATGCGATCGCAGCTTATAGCGCCCGTTCCCTCGTCGAGGAAATCAAGGCTGGGGCTGAGGCGGCGGTTGCAGGTGAAATTGCTGCTTACCAGGCGGCTAAAGCGACAGAAGCAACCCTGCGGGCGGCTGAGGCGGCCGTGGCCGTGGCGGTTGCGAATTACGAAGCTGGGGCGTCGGCAGGAGAATTGGGGTCAGAAGCCGCGTTACGGGCGGCCCTGGTGGCTGCCAGAAATGCTTTGGCCGATGCGCGGTCGGCCCAAAGTACGGGCAGGGATAGCGGCCAGACCGCAGCTCAAGCGATGGTCAATGCCGCCCACAAGGGCGTTTACCACCTGACCAATCTTGGTGAAATGAGAACTACCCACGAGATTGAGTACATCAGCGGATAAAAGGCATGGCGGAGTCCTCGTACAATTTAAGGTTTTTGGAACGATTAAGCACCCTGGAGGCCTGTTGGTCTGTTCTGGATCGTGAGCCAGGCATGGATAACCTTGCAGAAGGGGCCGACGAGATATTGAAGCAGATGGGGGAAGACCTAAAAATTTACCCCTTTCAGGATACCGACGGGAAGGATCGACTCTTCCTGGCCAGATTCGAGTTCCCGAAATACGAAGAAGACTTTCAATTTCCAGAGGCAGGGCAGGAGAGCTCCTATGGGTTTATAGACTTCTTGGCAGGGTTCCCTCTCGACTGCGTTGAGATCTTGGTGGCCATTGGGGAGTTTTCATCTAAAGCCAAGGAAGGTGAAGAAAGCAAGGTGAGTGTTGACGAGGGGACGAAAGTATTTCCGACGATACCATCAGGCGGATTATTTAAGTGGCCCGAAAAGAACAAGATCCTTTTGAACCTGACCGCTATTCCTACTAAGGATATTGCCAAGTTTTTGGCGCCGAACTTGGTAGGAGAGCCCAAACCTACAACCCCGAAGTGGTGGTATCGGGTGCAACTTCGGGATCAAGTAACAGTTCAGGGAGAAACCCTCACCAATAAGTTCCCGGTCCCGGGCGAGTTCCTGGGGCTTGGAGTAAGAATATGGCCTGGTAAATATTGGGGACATCAGAAATCGAATCCCTTCGTTTACACCGGCAATTGGATGGACACGGTTTACTATAGCAGCGCCAGGATCACGGAAGTCATTGACCCGACCGACGAAATCCCTTATCCCACCTACAAGGTAGCTTGGCATGGCAAGGATGGAAAAGATAATGAGATTACGGTTAACCCCTCAGACTTCGCCCTGTACAAAGTGGGAGATCGCGTTACCATCGTGAAGGACGTGGCCACCGACAAGAAGAGCCAGCTTTGGAAGGATGATGACATGAAGACCTTTGGGGAAACCTGGATGATCGCCCCCATTGGATTCTACGGCCTGGAAATCCAGGAGGAGGGATAACATGGCTGAGGATCGGTATGCTTATTCCCGGCGGAAAGCGGCTGAACGGGCTGGAACCGGGGGCGGTGATGATTTGCGGGCCGCAGCGACAGTAGAAGCGGCAGATATAGGGGCCAATGCCTCGATGACAAACCAAGAACAGGCTGTTGGAACTGTTCGGGGATCCGGGACGCTCACGCATTATCGGCCTACCGGCGGCTGGCGTACCCCTGGTCCAGGGGCAGGCACTCCCAGCGAAGATTCTCCCGGCAATCTTCGGGCGACGGCCGAAGCTGCAGAACTCGGGGCACCCACCTCGTTTAATAGCGGCGCGGGGGCCCCGGAGTCTATCGGGGTCATCCGGGGGACCCGCCAGACCTTCGCTCCGCAGCGTCAAGAGGGGAAACAGTTCATCGAGGGTGAGTATTCCACGCCTTTGCGGGCGGCCCAGGCTTATAACCGGGCGCTGGGGCCGGATGCTGACAGAGGGGAGTTTGAACCCGTGGAAGGCCCCAAGCTCCGGCTGGCGGCTGACCTGGACAAGAAGAATCCCGATAAGGCGGCTCAAGCTGACATCATAAAACAAACACAATTTGGGAAGCTCCTTAACGACCGGCTGTTAAAGGATTACGGAGTATCGGTGAAGGGAGAGGATGGTCAAGAAAGTTTGGTCTTACCTTCGGGAATCAAGCGCCTGGCCCTGGGACATTCCCCTGGAAGCGCTGAGGACGTAGAGGCCATCATGCAGAAGATCGCCCCGGAGGGAACTAAGATAAAATCGGCAACTTCTTGGAATGATCCCAAAACCGGCATGGCCATGCGTCGGCAGCTTTTGGATACGACCACGGACCCCGCGGAACAAAAGCGCATTAAGGAAGAGATGGTTACGCCGGAAAACCTTGCTTGGTTTGAAGGGCGGCGGACACAACCAGGGGCGCCTCCTGCTAAATCTTCTTTAAGGCAGCCGGAGGCGGATGGCATGGCCTCTGGAATATTGGACCGCACTGCACTCCTGGGCAAAACTTTGTCTTATGAGATGCAGCCCTCCCTTCGGAAGGCCGGGACTCCAGCCCCCACCCTGGAGAGCGTTCGGAATGAACGGCTTACAAATCGTCAGCGTATTTGGGACGAGGAAAACCTGCGGGCGGGCGCACCCCGCGCCATGTAGGGGAGATCAATGGCTTTCCTGGAAGACGAAAAGGGACAGGGTTCACCGAGTCTGCGGGCGGCAGCTACCCCAGCGGTAGAGGCTACGAAGCTCCCTTCTAACTGGTGGAGTGAAGCGGAAACTGCTTCTAAGCCTACGGAGCCTTCCAAGTTCATGGAGGCCGCCGACTTTGATGCTCGTATAGAGCAGGAGGCGCGTCAAGTCCGGAAGGAAGAAGCTGCGGCGGTAGAGGTGGAACGTAGCCTCCCTGGAGAAGTGGGGGCCTCTCTTGTCCGTGGCGGCTTGGGCATGGTTAAGCTGGTCCCCCAGGTAGCCAAGATCATTGGTTCGGATGTGCTGGGGCCGGTGGTTAAAGGAATCACTGGCACTGATATAGCCGATAAAACCATGACCCCGCTCATCGAGGGCCTGGAAGAAACCGCCGCGTCCCCCACATGGAAACCCTCCAAGGAGGCCGGCGGCGCCCCTATCGACCTGGAGCGGATCGTCTCCAACCCAGGAGAAGTCATCGGCCAGATCACCTCTCAGATCACCAACCCCAGGTTCTGGGCTTCGCAGTTACCGGAAGGCGCCATGTCCATGGTCCCGGCCATCGTGGGAGCGTGGGCGCCGCGAGCTGTGGCCATGGCGGGGAAGCTGGGTACAGCCCTGGAAGCGGCAAACGCGGCCGGGAAGACAGCCGAAGCGACTGCGATTGCAACCAAAATCCAACGGTTATCTACCATCGGTCTGTACGGCGCATCTATAGCCATGGAGGCGGGCCAGGGCGAGGAAAAGGTCCGGGAGTACGAAGAGAAGACCGGCGAGAAAATCTCCTGGGGGTCCAGGGTGGCGTCCATCCTGGGGACCGGTGTGGTGGCTGGTGGCCTGGAAGCGTTCTCCCTGGGCCGGGTTCTGCCGAGTGCGTTGTTGGGTCGGAAGGCAACCGATCCTCTTGCGGTGATAGAGAATGTTTTGAACGGGAAAGGCGGCCGGGAGATCGTCAACAAAGTCCTGGCCGGGGTAGCGACTGAGGGATTAACGGAAGGCGCCCAGAGCATCGTAGAGAACGCCTTTCCGAGAGGTTTTTTTGACAAGAACCAGAAGCTCCTTGAGGGTGTAGTTGAGAGCATGCTCATCGGGGCGGCCCTGGGCGGCATGGGCGGCGGGGCGGAGTCGGTAAGTACGCACCGGGAAGCTGGCGCCTTCGCCCGGGAGAGCGGTGAGTTCTCCAAGAATTTTCAGGAGACCGCCGCCAGGATACAGGATCTCAAGAAAAAGGCGAATGAGGAATACTGGTCACAGGTCAAACCTGTTTTACCAGAGAAGCCCTCCGAGCCCGCCTTGGCCCCCGGAGTTGAACGGCCCGGTCCTCAGCCCGTGGCAACTACCCCCGAGGAACAGCAGCAGGCCATCTTCGGTGGGGAGTTGGGGCGGATCGCCGGAGAGCAGCCGAACCTGGCCGCGGCGGTAGACAATCTCGCCCCCCTGGTGGGAAGCACCGAGAGGGCCGAGCGGTTCTATGACCTCTACCAGCAGGGCGACGCGGCAACGGCGCTCCAGGAGTTCCCGGAACATTCCGTCTTTGCTACGGAGCAACAGAAACAGGCGGCCATTACGCCGGCGGAACGGGAAGCGGCCCGGGGCCTGCCGTCGGCCTTTACCGGCAAGGCCCGCCCGACCACCCCTCCCCCCATGGGCGTCACCGGGATGGAGGCGGCAACAAGAGCTACGACACCGGCCCTTGAAGCGGCGGGCACCCCTACCCCGGGTTCACCCCCTTTGCCGGGCACCGCCGCTTCGGGACCGACCACTCCTTCCGCGCCTATGGGCGTCACCGGAAGCATGGCGCAAGAAGTGGCTACCAAGAAAACACCGGTCCCGGAAGTGGCGGCACCAACCCCAGATGTCGCTCCCCCTGCACCGGAAGTTGTCTCCTCTCCCGTCACTTTGGAGCCGACTACTCCGTCCCCGACCAATGCCCCGGCTGAAACCGAGATCGACCCACAGAAGCGTGTACACGCTTTTTCAGAGGGTGTTCAGGAGGGGGTCCCCCCGGCCTCGGCGGAAACCCCAAAGGGGGTAGATGTTCGCAAATCTCTGGTTGAGTTCACTGACAGACTTTCCGCAGAGCATAACCGCCAGATAGAGGAAGCTAAAGCTGCAAATGACCACGAAGCTCTGGCGGAAATAAGTAAGAGAGCGGGAACCATCGCCAAAATATCCGGACTTCATAATTTCACAGATGAAGCCTTGCCGGATGAGATCGGAAAACTGCCCAAATGGGCCCGGGATGAATGGAATCAGTTTTTAGCGGGAAGCGCCCCTGCTCCTACCCCTGGCCCGACCGGGATCGTTCAACCTGCGGTATCTGGTGAGGTCGCCCCGGAGAGTCAGCCCCCTATTGAGTCTCCCGTCGCCAAACCCTTTCCCGCTGGGATTGTTCCAAAGAAGACGGGCCCGATCACTGGTGCCAAGCCGGTTGCTCCCAGGGGCGTCGGGTTGCACCCGGGGATTACGGGTAAGCCTGCACAACCCGTCACCCCGGCGCCCAAGACCAAACCTCTGCCGACTGCCATCGCTCCGAAGAAAGTTGCCCGCCCGCCTGTTACCTCCATGACCGAGGCCGCCTTGAAAGAAGAGTTCCAGGCACTCAGGGATGATCAAACCGATGCAGGGATGGGCCGGCGAAAGGAAGTCACCGCGGAGAGGACCTACCGAGCCGCCATTGATGAATTTACCGAGTCGAAAGCCAATGGCTATTCCGCAGCCGAGAGTGAGGGGATGCGGGAACACCTGATCAAAAAATATGTGAACCGCGAACCGATTGATAGAGCCTGGCAGAAAATCTTTGGCGCAGAAGAAAAGGCCCCGTGGCTGGACAAGCTGGCCAACCTTTCGGATACCGGATGGCTGCGTTCGCCGGAAGGCGGCTTGTCGGACCAGGAAGTTGCCATCATGGAGCGCGCCATGGATGCCGGCTTGGTCAAAGCCGAGAAGGCCGACAAAAAGGCCGGCGTCGTCTATAAGCGCCTGGGGGATTTGAAGACCTGGCTCAAGGAAAACACCGGGGTCACCTACCAAAAAGGCGACCGGGTATCCTGGAAGGAACGGGGCAAGACTCTCACCGGGACCCTTAAAGGTGCTCCAGATAGATTCGGCAACGTGGACATCAATGTGGATCAGACGGTGAAGGCTGGCGGTGTCCCTGTTGGTCGGGTTTCCATGGATGTGAAAGTCGAAACCCTTACCAAGCTGGAGGCGGCGCCCAAGGCGGCACCGGCCGCAGCCGCATCCCCGACCCCGGCCGCAGAGCCCTCCGCGGCCGCCCACGTCAAGATCGCTAACCAGGTAAAGGACCACCTGGAGAAGATGCAGCGTTCTGGTGCATCGAAGGCTCTCACCAGTGCCAATCTGTATAATTGGGCGGACGAGGCCTACGGTGGCACCATGGCCCAGGGCACCTACACCCCCAAGGACGCCTATGATGCCATGGAGTTGGGGGTCAACCAATTCATCCAGGCGCACCCGGAGATTTACAACCCGCACTCAGCGAACCCCGTCGACGTGGTGAGGCAGCTTGAAGCTCTCACCAAGATGCTCCCCACGCAGACCCGGCGCACCGGCGAGATGGATGAGTTCCAACAGTTCTCCACCCCGCCGGCCCTGGCTTACATGGTAAATTGGGTCGCCAATATCGGGCAGAACGACGTGGCCCTGGAGCCCAGCGGTGGGATCGGGGGCATTGCGGTCTTCGCTTCCAACGCCGGGGCCCAGGAAGTCATCGTCAACGAATTGAGCCCCAGGCGGGCCGAACTTCTCCGGGAGATGGGTTTCGATCAGGTCTTCACGGAGAACGCCGAGCAGCTTAACAATGTTCTGCCGAAGACGGTCAAGCCGACGGTCGTGGTGATGAATCCTCCGTTCTCTGCTACCGCGGGCCGGATGATGGGGAAGCGTATCTCGGAGACAGGTGCCCAGCACATTGAACAGGCCCTCAAGCGGTTGGAGCCCGGGGGCCGCCTGGTGGCCATCGTCGGCCGGGGTATGGCCTTTGACAAACCCACCTTCAAAACCTGGTGGGATAAAATCAAAAAAGAGTACAACGTCCTTGCAAATGTAGGGATAAGTGGTAAGAATTATACTAAATATGGCACCAGTTTCGATAACCAGATCCTGGTAATCGACAAGACGGGGCCCACCACGCAGCAACCGGTGGCCGGCGCCGTCGAGCGCATCGAGGACCTGATCCCCCTACTGGAGGGCGTGAAAGATGCCAGACAACTCGTCACCACTCAACCAGGCAGCCAAGCAGGCGCTACTCAAGTTAAAACTCAAGCCGGACCCCACGGACCTACACCTCATCCAACTCCTGGAGTGGGATCTGCAAAAGGGGCGCCCGGTGCCGGGGTCACGGGGGGCGGAACTAAGGTCAATGTTTCAGGTTCTACTGGCCCGACAACCCCAGGAGTTGATGAGGGTGTTTCTGGAAGACCCGGAAAACCTGGGGGAACCGTCGGCCCTACTGACACTGTGCAGTCAGGGAAAGCCGGTGAACCCGGAGGACCTGATAGCGGAGACGTGGGAACAACTGGAAACCTGGATGTCGGTGTGCAATCTGTGGGCGGACAGCCCGGCCCCGGGACAAGCGGGTCTGTAAAAACCGAGGTCACAGAAGAAGTAGAATCAAAGACCGCACTAACTGACGACATTTATGAGGACTATTCACCCCGAAGGTTAAAGGTTCCTGGGGCCAAACCCCATCCTGCCAAGTTGGTGGAGTCGGCGGCCATGTCTTCGGTCAAGCCGCCGATACCCACCTATACCCCCAAAATCCCCCAGAGCGTTGTCACCGAAGGCCACCTAAGCGCACCACAATTTGAGGCCGTGGTCTATTCTGGACAGGCCCACGACCAGATGCTTGAATCCGGAGAGCGCCGCGGTTTTGCCATTGGCGACGGTACTGGCGTGGGTAAAGGCCGGGAAATCGCCGGCATTTTTATGGACAACTGGAACCAAGGCCGCAAAAAAGGTGTATGGATCAGTCAAAACAACGGCTTGGTGGAATCCGCCCAGAGAGACGTTGCTGGAATCGGCTGGGACCCCAAGATTGTCCGTCCCCTCCCCAAAAACTACAACCCAATTACGGGTGACGAAGGACTCATCTTCGTTGGGTACGACACCTTAAAATCCAGTCAGGCTACCAGCAAAGCCGACACGACCTTCATTCCCCAAAAGCGACTGGATCAGCTTACCAAGTGGTTGGGGGAAGATTTTGATGGGGTCATCGTTTTTGATGAAGCCCACAACATGAACAAGAATACCACGACGGGCCAGGGGCTGCAGAGACAGGGAGCATCCCAGCGAGCCCTGGCCGGCATGGAATTGGGGAAACGCCTCCCTAACGCCAGGATAGTTTACGTCTCCGCCACCTTCGGAGAAGAGGTTTCGCACTTTGGTTTTGCAGATCGCCTTGGACTCTGGGGTCCTGGAACTGAGTTTGCCAACAAAGCGGATTTCTTAAACAAGATCGGATCGGGAGGTGTGGCGGCTATGGAGGTCCTGGCCCGGGACATGAAGGCTATGGGATCCTACATGGCCCGCAGCCTCTCTTTCAAAGGTATTCAGTATGATCGGTTGACGCATGACCTTACGCCGGATCAGGTCGCCACCTATGATGCTCTGGCCAAGGTCTGGCAAAAAGTTCTGGAAAACGTCGACGCTGCCTTGGATCTCACGGGTGGGTCCGCCGACAGCAATACCAAGCGAAATGCCCGTGCGCAATTTTGGGGCTACAACCAAAGATTTTTCAATCAGGTTACGACCGCCCTCACGATGCCGTCGGTCCTCAGTTCTTTGGAAGCAGACCTGGCCACGGGACATTCTCCGGTTCTGCAGTTGGTCAACACCTATGGGGACGCTACCGATAAGGCGATTAAAAACCGGGGAGAGGATGTCGAGATCGACGAAATTGATTTCACCCCCCGGCAGATGCTGGCCCAATATCTCAACAGGTCTTTCCCCGTTGTCCAATTTGAAGAGTACACGGATGACGCCGGGGACACTCAGGTCCGGGTGGCGCTGGATTCCAATGGCAATGCGGTGCTCAATCAGGAGGCCGTGGATGCACGAGACAAACTGCTTGACAGTCTCGGTATGATCAATTTCCCCGACAACCCTATAGACCAACTTATCAACAAATTTGGCCCGGGCATGGTGGCCGAGATCACGGGCCGCAAGCAACGCATGGTGAGAACAAAGGGCAGAACCATAGTCGAAAAACGGAGCCAAGCTGCGGTAGATAAAGATCAAAAGGCTTTTGAGGAAGGGACCAAGCGTATCTTGGTTTTTTCCCAGAAAGGCGACACCGGGGCCAGTTACCATGCCGACCTCTCTATCAAAAACCAGGCCCTCCGTCGCCATTATCTGTTGCAGGCAGGCTGGCAAGCGAAACGTGCTCTCCAGGGATTCGGGCGCACCCACCGGACCAACCAGGCTCAGGCTCCCCAATACATCCTGGTAGAAACTAACATCAAGGGGCACAAGAGGTTCATCTCGTCCATTGCCCGGCGTCTGGACCAACTCGGAGCCTTGACCAAGGGACAGAGACAGACGGGGAGTTCCGGCCTACTCAAAGCCTCCGATAACCTGGAAACGACTCATGCCCAGATCGCAGTAGATCAGTTCGTTGATAAGCTATTGGCCGGACAGTTCGCCGATATAAGTGCTGACGAATACGAAGCTCAGACCGGTTGGAGGCTGCGATACACCAGTGGCGGAGTCGTCACGGTGAATTATCCGGATATCAAGCAATTTATGAACCGTTTGCTGGCCATGGAGGTTGCTTCTCAGGACATTGTTTTTGATGCCTTTGATCAACTCCACCAGGAAGTATTAACCCGGGCCGCGGACCAGGGGACCTTAGACCTTGGCATGGAAACCATTTTCCCAGAAAAAGGTGGAAGGATTGAAAAGGTAAGCGAGGAACTGGTTTATACCGAACCGAAATCCGGGGCCGAAACCAGCGTGGTGGCTTTCGACATCACCAACCCCACTAAGCCGGTAACCTGGAATATGGCAAAAGGGTGGAGTGACACGGCCTTCGTAACAAACAACGCCAGTGGCCATGTGTGGGCGGTGGATAGAAAGCCTCTCAATCGTACCAAAGCAGACGGGAGCATAGTTAAAGAATACAAACTCCTGGGCCAAAGATATGGGGCCAGGCAGTGGGTTGAAGAAAATACCCTGACTAATAAAAATAAATGGACCCAAGTAAAAAAAGCAGATGCCGAACCATTGTGGAACGCCGCTGTGGCGAAATTGCCCAAGGAGAGCACCGAACGGCTGAATATGATCACCGGGGCGCTCTTGCCAATCTGGAATCGTCTGTCGGGAGACACCCGGGTCAAACGTCTCCAAACCAAGGACGGCAAGAAGTACCTGGGTCGGGTCATCCCCAACAGTGAACTAAACGAAACCTTGACCAAACTTGGGGCCACGCCCCAAGCCCAGAAACTTGATGTCAAAAACTCTGGCGACATTTTAGAAAAGGTCCTGGACAATAACTGGATCGTCACCCTGGCCAACGGTTGGGTGTTTCGGAGGGCCTTGGTTTCTGGGGAGCAGCGCATTGAGTTGGTCGGGGCCCGCCCCGAATACCTGCCGGAACTCAAGAGTGCCGGGATGATCATCGAGAGAATCGACTACAAGACCCGGGCTTTTATTCCGGTCGAAAAGTCATGGACTAAGACAAATTCCGACCTCAAGGCGATTGACGCTATCATCAAGCGCCGGCCGATAGTTGAGGCGGCCCCCAGGTTCGCCGACCAGGGTTCGGCCAGGTACAGTCTTGCCGGGCGGGCTGGCCTCAGAGCGGGACCTGCCCTGGGTGAAGGCTCCACCATCACTCTGCAGGCCGTCCAGGAACGGTTCGGCGGCGTCAAGGTCCATGAACTCGAAGGGGGTAAGGGGTTCCACCTCACCCTCCCCAATGGCAAGCTCTTGATGATCTTGACGGGCCAGGACCTTGCCGCTCGACGAGATGAAGTCTTAAAGACCTATGGCCGGGAAATGAAGGCCGGGGAATGGGTGGCAGGCGAGTGGCGCCAGATGAGCGTGGGCGGGGTGGTGGCCCTGGCCAAGGCCGCCGGCATCCGCACACTGGACCATGAGACCTTTCACGCCGCCTGTGATCTGGTTCTTCGCCAGAAGGAACTCGACGCTATCCTCAAGAAGTACGGCGATTGGGAGACGGCGGCCCGGGCCTACGAGACTTGGAAGCCGGCGGAGCCCCATACCTTCTTCCAGAAGGTCTTCAACTTCTTCAAGCGCCTGGCGGGATTGCTGGGCCCCACCGCGGACGGCACCTTTGCCAAGATCAAGAGCGGGGAGGTCTGGACTCGGACGGCGGCGGGGCCCGGGACCGGGGCAACGGGGGTTTTCAACGCTCTTCGCCCCACCGACCCCGAGGCCGTCTTGACACAGTACCATCAGGACCTTATGGCCGCCGATCCCGACAAGAAATCTCTTTGGCGCCGGTTTCGGGATAAGGACCCCGCCCTGAAAGCCTCCTGGAAAGAGATGGCCGAAAAGACCTATGACCAGGTGGTGGACCGGTTCGCCCCGGGGGAACGAGCTCAAGATAAGCTGGCCAAGGCCGGGATTGCCCTGCCCGCCGGTGAGCAGTTCACCTCCACCATCGGGTTTTGGCGGGGCCAGGAAGGTTGGAACCATGAGGCGGTCCTGGGGGCCGGCGTCTATTACGACCCGGTTGAAACCGCGGCCTCCGGCGAGTCCTTCTTCTCCGGGGCTACGCCCTCACGGGCAGGCGATAGCCTGTTCAAGCGCGTCGACCCCATCCGGGACCTGGCCAAGGCCCGGGGGTTGGAAAACAAGGAGGTCTTCCGGGATCTGCGCTTGATGATGGTGGCCCAGAGAGACTTGGAACTGGCCGGAGAAACCGGGGCCCGGGCACCGGGGGCGATCAAAGGGGTACGGCCGGATGAGAGCCGGGGGGCCCTGCAAGCTCTGGAAACCAAGTACGGGACTGATTTCACCCAACTGCAAGGCGTGGCCGACGGCATCCGGGAGTGGGCCGACCAGGCTATCCTTCAACGGCTCCTGCAAGGCGGCGTTATTGCCCAGGATCTCTACGACCAGATCAAGGCCCGGAACCAGGCATACATCCCCTTCATGCGTCTCATTGACGAACTGGACGGATACATTGAGGCCACCGGGGGCGGGCGGGTTATCAAGGAAATCAAGGGGTCTGAGCGGGCTATCGTTGACCCGTTCCAGATGCTCATCGAGTTGTCCGCCAAGGCGAATTACGCCTACGCCAAAAATCGGATGTTCCGGAGCCTCTATCAGATGGGGCAGGCTTCCCCGGAGATGGGAATTGAGATCATCAAGTCCAAGATCGTCCCCTCCGGCATGACCCGAGTTTACAAATGGGATCCCCTGGGGCGTTCCGGGTGGGCCATGCAGGCTGAGACACCGAGAATCAAGAAAGGATATGCGTTCTCCCCTCTGGCGCCGGAGAAAGGCACCGTCCCATTCTATAAGGATGGCAAGCGGGTCTGGCTAAAGCTCCCCCCGGATATGTACGGGATGACCCAGAACCTCCTTCCGCAGGATCTGGGGCTGCTCATGCGGATACTCAAATGGCCGGCCGATGTTCTTAGAACTGGCGCGGTGACCACCCCTGAGTTCGGTCTGATCAAGAACCCCATAAGGGACATGATTCAAGCCTGGGTCTTCAATCGGGCCGGGTTTAGCCCCCTTAAATGGTTTCGGGACCTCTACCTTCTTATGAGCAAAAACCCTGCCACTATGCAGATGCGCTCCGAGATGGCGGTGGGCGGCGGGTTCATGGCGACCCTGGCGCAATCCTCGGTGGAAGAGAAGATCACTGCCGCGGACATCGAGGGCAAGAAAAAGAACATCTGGTACGCGGCTCATCCAGTTGACGCCCTACGAGCCCTGTCGGCTTACCTGGAAAATCTCACCCGGTTCTCGCTCTACAAGCAGGCCCGGGAGAATGGCTTTTCTCACGCCGAAGCTGTCCATGAGGCGCGCCGTACGACCCTGGACTTCCGGCGCCTGGGGGGGCACCCGGTCGCCCGGTATCTCAACATGATCATCCCGTTCTGGAACGCCAACATTCAGGGGGCCGACAAGCTGATAACCGAATTGCGGGGCCTCAACAAGGCGGCGGTAATGCGGCGGTTGGGCACCCTGATGGCGGCCTCTGTCGGCCTGGCTTTGCTGTTCCACGGTGACGACCGGCTCAAGGAACTGGAGGATTGGGAGAAGAATTACTTCTGGCACATCCCCCTGGGGAAAACCGGCCCCATCATCCGCCTGCCCAAACCATTTGAAGCCGGTATCATGTTCGGCTCTATCCCCGAGCGCCTTGTGGAAGTGGCCATGGGGGACAACACTACCGGCCTCCAGGCGGCGGTCAAGGCCGCGGTCGATGCCCTGACCCCGGAGGTAATCCCGGCGATCCTGCGTCCCCTGGTGGAGCTCAAGTCGAATTACAATTTCTTCCTGGGCCGGCCCATTGAGGACGCGTCCCTACAAAGTCTCCCCGTGGAACTAAGGTCCAAGCCCTGGACCTCTTCTCTGGCCAAGGCCATAAGCGCCCATGGCGGAAATCTCATCGGCCTATCGCCGGTGAAGGTCGAGCACTTCGTCCGCTCCTTTTCCGGGGGCCTGGGGGCCAATTATTACTTCCCAGGCGCTGACATTCTTTTGCGTAAAGCCGGGGTGCTGGAGGACCTACCAAACCCGCAGCAAGACGCTATCGAACGGGCCTTCGGTATCCGGGCCCTCTTCACCAAGCCGCCGGCCGGCTACCGGGCTAAGAGCGTTGGCGACTTCTTCGAGAACGTCCAGGGTGCGACCCAAGCCGACCAGGGGTGGAAGCTCCTTTGGAACACCGGCAGCATGGACAAGCTGGACGCCTTCCTAAAAGACAACCCCGAGGCTATGTTCGCCCGGGTCGCCCGGAAGCAAATGGCGGAACTCGGGAAGATCAAGAAAGAGCGCAATGCTATCCACCTTTCCAAGGCTCTAACCTCTGAGCAGAAGAAGGCCAAGCTGGACGCCCTTGATGAAAAGATCGTCACCCTGGCCCGGGCCGGTAACGCCCTCATGGACCCGGCGGTGGCCGAGGCCGTCAAGATGCCCGCCCGCAAGGGTATGGACTTTGATTCGTACAAGCAGATGACCTCAGAGTTTGTCGGGGACGCTTATGACATCATCCAGAAAAATCTCCCCAAGATCGTTCACATGGAGGAAGCCCAGCGTCAACGCTACCTCATCAAGGTTATCCGCCAGGCCCGGGAGGACTACAAACCCATCCTCAAGAAGCCGAAAGATGCGACCAAACCTGAATCGCCATACGCCAAGCCGACCCGGGCGGAACGGGCAAGCTGGCAGTCAGTTATGGGATTTGGGAAGGCTAAACCCGACGAGGTAACCGGATACCGATTAAAAGAAGAGGCCCCATAAATCACCCTGTACTTTTCCACGGAAGCGTGAAAAAGAGAATGAAGGAGGCAGGCCCATGAAGCCATTAGGACATTTTAAAAAGAAGGTCACCTTTACTTTTGCCAACGGTGCGGCCGGCGCCGACCTGATTCAGAGTAAACCACTGCCTCTGATGGGGGAAATCCTTAACATCCACCAGGTAAACATCAACGCGACGAATCCGGTAACAGCCAAGTTGGAGATCGTAGATGAGTTCGGCTTTACGATCTTCGATGGGACGGCCAAGAATGAAAATGGAGACTATGACCATGAGTTCGGCGTGACCATCCGCCGGATCCTGGGCGGGGGCGACTCCATCCGTTGCACTCTCTCCGGTGATCCCGGGGTTAGCGGGTACACGGTGGACGCCATCACATCTTTGTTCGGACGAGACGGCTAACCCCTGCCCGGGGTGAGATAGGCACATAAGGGGGGAGGCATGGGGGGATTGGAAAAATTCTTATTCCATCCTATCGTCCTGGGAGCTTTTGGCACAGCCATGGCGGTAGGACTCTTGATCATCGGGATCACCCTTGTGATCTTCAAATTTCTACGGAAGAGGATCGCTCAAGATATTTTGGGGATGCCGAACCCAGGCGACCCTGAATCAGAAACCTGGCCTTACCGTAACGCGTTGGGGGGAAAGGGAGTCCCTATAAAATGCCCCTGGCCCTGCAATGAGCATAAGGCATTGGTAGATAAATTAGGGGGGCTGGACGGCGAGTTGGGTGAAGTCGAAGGCCGACAAAAAACTCTCCGAGAAGATGTTTTGCCGGAAAAATATGTGGGCCGGCGAGAGTATGAGGGTTGCAGGAAGGAGCATGAGAATTGCCAGAGAGATCGTAAATCTCACGAGAGTGAACTTTTTGGCCGAGTAGCAACTCTGGAGCAAAGGGTGGGAGGGAAGTAA